CGCGGCAACCAGTGGCACGGCAGCAACGGCTAGCGCCCTCTCCGGAACGAACGGCGCGGTGGCGGCGACGGTAACGGGCTCGAACGTCAATTTCACGGCAGTCCCCACTGTGGGCGGCACAACGCCACTAGTGACAAACCCCTTTGCGCAGGCAATGGACCAAGGGGTTGCGACGACGCATAGCCCCGCATGGATTGCCGCGCACTTCGCCTCTGGCGCAGTCAGTATTGGGGACACAACCGGAAGTGCCGCTTATATTGACCAGAGTGGGAATTTTTACTTCGGGGACGTACTGGGTGATAATGGACTACAATTCAACCAAGTTGGGGGTCAGGAGTACCAGTTATCTGGTAGGTATAGGGGTGTGGATAGTTTTTACCTTGATACCCAAGGTTCTTGTAGTTTTATAGGTGCGGGTTATTTTGCAGGTGGCGCAGTCAGCATCGGTAATTACTCCGGCTTAGGCTCAGTTGCTTCTATTGACTTAAGCGGAAACTTGTTGGCCGCTACGATTAGTTCGGATAATGGTGGAGTGACTACGGATGGAGTTGGGGGTATAGTTGCTAATACGCTTGGTATTGGGCCTGTGTTTGGTAGCTACTATTTCACTGTAGATAATGTAGGTAATGTGAGCGCACCTGCTTACCTCGGAGACGGATCACGACTATCAAATCTCAACGCTTCAGCCCTTACTTCTGGGACCGTCCCATTTGCCCAGCTTCCCGTTGGAACTTCGGGCACGTCTGTTGCAATCGGAAATCAAGGCGTTAACACACTAACCCTGAACACGTCGAACGTAATTTATGCCACTCCGGTTATTTTCACTAATACCGGAACAAATGCTTGGGTGGGCACGCAGTCAATGAATTTTCAACCTGCAAAGACGTTCTTCGGAAATGGAACAAGTGGAACCGCCGCGCCAACATTCATGAATGCCGCAACGGCTCGTGCGGCCCTTGGGGTTATTGTGCGCGTTACTGGAACGCTTGCTTCCGGGTCAGCCACCCTTGGGAATGCGGCCATCAGCGGCAGTAACTGTTGGGTTCAAGACAACGCTTCAAGCCTTACAAACGTGGGGTCACTCACGGTCACTACGTCGGGCACAACCGCCACCATACAAAGCACGAACGTCCTCGATACCTCTCCATTCTCACTATTCATCGCACCATAAAACTCACCATGAAAAAAACCATAGCAATCATCGGGGCTGTGCTCGTCGCAGTCGTTATCCACGCTCAATCACCTACGCCGTCGCCGTCTGCCGCGCCCATCGTAGTTCCTACGCCCGCTGTGGTGCAGGTGGAACAGCCCGTGACCATCGCCCTGTCGCCCGCCCAGGTGCAGGGACTCGTCACAACCCTCGCAACGGCTGGTATCACCCTGCCCGCAGGAATCAAAAACCTGAACCTCCGGGTTATTACTACCGGTACGAATGCTGGCGGGGCTATTGTAAATCTCCGGTTCTGACCGCTGTGCCTCCCCTCTCCATAGCGCAGGTAAGCGAGAATCATTATGCCACCTGAATCCTGGGCACTTTTCGGAGGATGGTTCGCCGCTGGCGTGTGCGTAATCTGGGGCTTCTTCCAGAAGTTCAACAAGCAGCACGTTCGAAGTGACTTAATTGCCGCCGCCGATGCTGCTGCAATTATTTCAGGAAAGGACGAGTTGATTAAAGTCCAGACGGAACGGGCTGAAACCTGGAAGGCGCAGTTTGACCGCGAGCACGAAGGGCGTGAAAACGACCGCACTTACCACCACTCGAAACTAGAAGCGAGCAACACCCTCGTGCTGAAATGTACTTGCGAAGTGGCAGAGCTTCGGGCTAAGACAGACTTGAGCCCGATTCACGATAAGCTTGAAAAACAGGATGCGATCAATGCCCAGATGATTAACACCCTGAACACCATCAGCCAAACACTGCAAGTGCTCGTGCAGAAAATCACGGGAGAGCGTGCATGACCAATGACGCAGCAAATCAAAGCGGCCCGAAAGCGTTTGCTCTCTTCTATGAAGAGGCGCAGGGGAACGCCGTGCGCAAAGTGTCCTTTTGTTCCGCGTCTTCATCGGTCGGATATTCTTTGCATTGGGCTCCTCGTTGGCATTCTGATAGGACGTTGGAAATGGAGAAAATGATATGAACCCGAAACTACAGGCCAAAATATCCGCCATCGTCTCAGGCGTCAGCGGATTCATCGTTTACCTAACGACGCTGCCGCCCGAGCAACAGGACGCCGTGACGGGCCCCATCGTCGCGCTCATCCCGGTTCACTGGCGACCTGAAATCAGCTTGATCGGCAAAGCGATCATGACCGTTTCGACGTTCTGGGCCATCTTCAAGGCGGCTCACAGCGGGCCGCAGACGCCGCCTGTTGACGTTGTTCCGCCAGCCCCAAAGCCACCCGTAGCCGCAGAAGTCCAAAAACTATGATCCCATTCGCCATCCTCGCCACCGGAGGGCTCATCGGTCTTCTGGTTCACCTCATCGTTTTCTGCATCATCGCAGGGTTGATTTGGTATCTGCTCTCATTGCTGCCTATCCAGCAGCCGTGGATTAACATCGTGCGCATCCTCTTTATTCTGATCTGCGTCCTTGTCATCCTCGAATACGTCCCGCTCTAATTTATCCCCGCAGCCTAAACTCCCAAAACTCCATCAAAAAATGAAATATACCGAAAAATTAGGGCTTATAGCCCTGGCCGTAACCGCGCTGGCCCTCACCGGCTGCGCCTCATTGACTCCCAGCCAGCAGGCCACGATCACCACGACCGAAAACACGCTGGCCACTGCCGCCACGGTCGCCGCGACGTTCACCGGCAACAAGAAGGCCAGCAGCGACCTGTACGCGCTTGCCGCGGTCGCGACGGCGTATGGCAAAGCGCCGGTGCCGACTAACATCGCACAGGCCACAGCTCCGCTGAACCCCGGCGTTGTCGGAGTCGTTCTGCCGCTGATTACCGGGAAGGCCAACAGCCCGAAGACGCAGTCGATCATCGACGGTGCGGCGAAGATTCTGGCGACGTTGCCACAGGCGATCCCCACTCCGGATGCGAGCGTACCGTAAATCCCCATGAAGGCGCTCATGCTGCTGTTCCTGCTCCTGACCGGATGCACGTTGTTCCAGCGGCAGGACGTGCTGTTCAGGAGCCGGGTCAGTGACGTGAATTTGCAGGCGACGAACAGCTACGCCGATTCGAGGACCGGGATCTCCGATAGCTCATCCTTGGGCGTCGATTTCAAGCTGCGCGACCCCTCGAAGAACCCGGTGCCGTTTGCGAAATGAACCGCTTCTTCAACATCGACGGCGACACGTCAACCCAGCTTGCGCCTTGGACGCTGCAATCGATGGGCAAGCCGCTGAACGTCGCGCTGTTCAAGCTGCTCATCCCGATTCGGTTCCGGTCTGACATTGCGGGCGGCGTCATCGTCGTTCCCTCCGGGTACATTTCAGACTTGGCCTCAATCCCTCAGTTCGCCTGGTCGATCTTCATGGCCTCGGATGATCCGCGCATCGAGCTTGGAGCATGGGTGCATGACCTGCTCTACGGCGCGCAGGGCAAGGTGACGCTGGAAGATGGCACGGTAACGGCGCTCACCCGTGACCAGTGCGACCATATCCTTGCGTTCGAGGCGATGACGGACCTGATGGCCGAAAAGATTCAACAGGACGCGGTTTACGAGGCGCTGAAAAACTTTGGAGATAGGTGGGAAACATGAATCAAATCCAGCAAATTCAAGGCATCTTGGGCGTGGCGCCCGATGGAAATTTTGGACCGGTATCTATGGCTGCGCTTCAGGCGCTGATTCACTCCACGCCGTCAACGATTCACAGCGTCATGGCGTCCTCGTTTGCCGATCCTGCCGACGTTGCGGCGTACCGGGACGCCAAGGCACGAGGGCTGAGTGACGAACAGGCGTTTAAGGTCGGAGACAACGCCATCGGCTGCTACGGCGACGACACGAGCGAAGGCAGCGGCCCATCATGCGCATTGCCCCCGGAGGATATTCAGGAGAAATGGGGCAGCGTAGCCGGTGGCCGAGGGAAGCCGGTCCTCGTCTCGGCCGGCGGCAAGACTGTGACCGCGCTGTTGAAAGATTGCATGCCGCACCGCGCCCACATCGAGAATGGCGCTGGCATCGATCTGAATCCCGATACGGTTGCCGCCCTGGGGCTTGTGCCGCCGGTCATGGTTACGGCGACCTGGCAGTGGGCCTGATCCAGCCGTGGCTGCGGCGGGATGCCGTCACGGAGTTTGCGACGTTGCTCGGGCAGTAGGCTCAGTGGTCGAACATATTTTGCGGCCGGACGCGGGGCCGAATGTCTGACAAAAGTTTTCGGCGTAGAGGCTTGCGGCGGTTAGGGTTGCGAGGAATCGTAAAAGTGGAGCAAGATTTTTATTGTGTAGTGGGCATTCCGTGGGCATAGTCCTACCCATGCCAAGAAAAGCGGCCACAAAACGCGGCGACTTAAAAATGAGGATCAGTGCCGATAATTTGAAGGCCCTGCGCCCTGCCGCCAAGGAAGCCGTACGAACTGTTACCGGCCAGATCAATTTCATCCTGGACGGCTGGCGCACCGAACTGCGCAAGGGGCCGAAGCTGCAACCAAGGAGCTGATTATGGACATCGAGATTATTGCTGGGGAGAAAAAGAACTGACCGACCGGAGCATCCTGCCGAGGCCCGCAAGGGGCGGCTCTTCACCTCTCTAACCAATGAGCACACCGACATTCATTTACCCGGAGCCGATCCAAAGGCTTGCGCGGAGGTTGTCTAGCGAGCCCCTGCTTGAATACGAAGACCTTTGCGAGATTATCAATAACGAGATCGGGGACGAGTTGAAGGGTGAGGAATCCTTTGACGGGTACGAGGCCGACAAATTGCGGGCCAGCATGGAGGATCAATAAATATGGGAAAAGAAATAACGGTTAAGGAACTCGAATTGGCACGCATGCCGGAGCCATCTGTTGGCGCTCTTATGCAACAGGTTGTCAGCGCCGGGATTACGCCTGACACGGTTTCGGTTATGAAAGACCTCATCGCCATGAAAAACGACTTGGAGGAGCGCGAGGCGAGGAAGGATTTTGCGCGGGCCTTCGTTCAGATGCAAAAAGAGATGCCGAGCGTTAAGGCGATCAAAGCCGTCATGGACGGCGACAAGGTGCGCTACTATTTCGCGCCCTTCGAGCACATCAGGGAAGAGGCACGCCCGATACTTACAGCCAACGGGTTTGCCGTATCCTTCGATACGAAAGTGGAAGACTCCCGGCTAATTTCGTTCTGCACCCTCACTCACGAGGGAGGCCACTCGCAGACCAATCAGTTTGCCTGCCGGTACACGAAGCCTCCCGGAACGAGCGATGCGCAGGGCGATATGTCCACGAAGTCTTACGCGATGCGTGGGGCGTTCTGTGACGCCTGCGGCATCGTTATCGACAAGGATACGGATGGTGACGACGTGCGCGGGCTGGGCGGCAAGGTGACGCCACAGCAGGCCGAATCCCTCCGCAAGCGCGTCCGCGACACGGAATCGGACGAAGCCCGGTTTTTGAAGTACGCTGGGGCCGACGACTTTGAAGACATCGATGAAGCCCGATATTCTCTTCTCGACTCGCACCTATCCAAAAAGGAGGCCGAGAATGCCAAAGGTTTTTAACTTCGAGCAAGGGTCCGTTTCGTGGTTCGAGGCGCGGCTTGGGAAGCCAACCGCCAGTGAATTTCACCGAATCATGGACACGGGATTTAATTACCGAAAAGGCGAAATGCCCTACACGTTTCTTTGCGAAAAGGTCGCAGAGAAATGGCGCGGGGAACCGCTGCCAGGCTTCGCCGGATCGTGGGAAACCGATCAAGGCAAGATTCGTGAGGTGGCCGACGCTCGCCCGTGGTATGAGCTTGAATACGATTGCGACGTACAACAAGTGGGGTTTATCGAGACAGACGATGGCCGGTGCGGATGCAGCCCAGACGGACTGATAGGAGACGAAGGCGGGATCGAAATCAAGTGCCCTGAACCCATCGCGCATACGAAGTACCTACTCTCTGGAGAACTGCCCTCCGCCTATATTCAACAGGTTCACGGGAGCCTGTTTGTGACGGGGCGCAAGTGGTGGAAATTCCTAAGCTATCGACGCGAGTTTCCTCCGCTACTAATTACCATCGAACGAGACGAGCAAATCATGGCAAAAATAGCGGAATCACTCACCCGATTCTACGGATTTTTTGACGAGGCAATAAAACAACTGGAGGTACTATGAGCCTCGACGAAGCCCGAGAAACCCTGGAGTCGCGGCGGCGCCTGCACCCGACGCCGAACCGGATCGAGTGCGCCTGGTGCCGGGCGGTGATGCGGGGCGGCTGCGAGCCGGTCAGCCACGGTATCTGCGACCGATGCAAGGCCGAGCAGCTTGGGCAGGTGCAGGCGAAGGGGGACGCATGAGACTATTTAGACCAGCTATTACACTCAAGGCAAGCGGCATCAAATGTGACGCCGAGGGATGCGACTACCTAAATGATACCGTTAGCTTTCACGACTATGGAAAGTGGTTGAATCGGCCATGCCCTAAATGCGGATCAAACCTTCTTACTCAAGCCGATTTGACCACCTTAAATCGGATCATGAAATTTGTTAGGTTTGCGAATTTCATCCTGTTCCCGTGGGCTATATTGTCGTGGATTATTGGCTCTAGCCGCATTGGATTGAGAATCAAGATGAATGGGACCGGAAAAATCGAAACCGAAGATTTAGGAAAGGCACGGACATGAGTGACATACCTGCATTTCCTCAAGGCATAGCGGGGACTACGGACGGCGGTACATACACTGGTTTCGAGAAGCACCCAGATTTTGGAGGCATGACTCTTCGGGACTACTTCGCGGCGAAGGCCATGGCTGCAATGCTCTGCCCGGAAGATGCCAATTCGTCGGATGGGGGTAGAATCTCCGCTACCGCCTACAGGTACGCCGACACAATGATGAAGGAGAGAGAATCAAAATGAGAACCTGTGAAGAATGCGGCAAAGAAGAAAGCCGCTGCCACTGTAACCAGCCGCGATGGGACAGTGACCGCGCCGATGAACCCCACCCGATCCGCATCAGTCGCGACGGCATGGGCGTCCGCGTCCAGCTACAGGGCGCCAGCACCTACGTCACGGTCGCCACGGCCCAGGAAGCGCACGACCTGTTGACCGACCACTGCCCGGACGGTGAGACGGTGCGGGTGCAGTGGGACGTGCGGCCTTGGGATGCCGTGGCGGGAATCAGGAAAGCAATCAAATGAGCGAACCCAAGATTGAACCGGGTGAAGAAAGTCGTTTCCACTCATCGGGAGACACGCGCCAAAAGCTCCCACCCGCACCCGTGACAACCGGAGGGAAGTGCCCGACGTGCGACGGTCGTGGCTTCGAAATAGGCGACGAAACGCTCTACCGCTATCCCTGCCCCGACTGCCACGGAACCGGCCAGAAAGCTCAACCAGAAAGTGAGGTGAAATCATGCAAGGTAAGTGCTCCTGCACAAATTATCTCGACGAACAGTGCGCCATCCATGGAACAGCAGCCATGCGCAAGTAACGCCGCGCCTACGTCCAACCCGGAAAGCGCGGCAATGACTCCCCTGGAGATTTCTGAGTTTTATGTTGGTTCCCATCACCCTAACGAACGAAGCAAGATTCCGCAGATCATACTGAATTACGAGGACTATATGACAATCGTAAATGAGTTGCGTAAAGTGTCCCAGCAACAAGTATCCAGTGACGATGCGGCGAACCTTTCCAGCGAAACAATCCGAGGCCACAAGGTTATTGACTCGTCGCCCGAGTTTATCGCCGAGGTAGAAGCCACACGCAAGACGCCTGAATACGCAAAGGAAATAGCGAACGTTTCCAGCGAGGACGAGTGCATCTGCGTGACACTGCCCTTAGGCAATCGACCCCGTTCTATCTTCTGCCCCAAACACGGGCCTGCCAGCGAGGACGCGGGGGAGGCGTGGATTGAGTGGAAGGTCAAAACTAACAATCCACATTCCATGCACCGGGAAATCTTCCTTGCAGGCCGTGCCTCCCAGCAACAGGCCATCGCAGCCCTGACGGCAGAGGTTGAGCGCTGGAAAGAAGATTCGATGCGTCAAGCGGCCACCATTAACCGTTTAGCGGCTGCGGCAGAAGACCGAAACGAAGTCGATAAAAACAGGGAAAAGATGCACGCGGAAGACCTTGCCAACCTGCGGCATGAACTTGACGACGAGCGCAGGATATCAAAAGCCACCGATGAGCTAGCAAGATCATTATCAGAAGGAGGTAAGATGCTTCGCCAGGAACTCGCCGCGAAAGAGGCGGCGTGTCACGCAATGAGGGCGGCACTGGAGGCCGTAGGCTTTTATTATCAGAACGCGGGTTTCCTTCACTCTAGGGAATGCCTGGGTGGAAGCCGGTGTGAATGCGGGGCATTCGAAGCTAGATATAAAATGGACGACATTGAACACACTATGTCCACCTCCGTATGGAAGGGCTGGCGGTCCCCGGAAGAGTGGGAGCGGAGAACGCGTGTGCTAAAGGACGTAATGGCTTCCCTTGAGTTGCAGGGTATTTTTAACGAATCATTAGCAGCAGCACGAAAAGAACTGGAGGACAACCAATGAGAATATGCCTATCAATTCTAAATGGAGACGGTATTTCCGTGTACATCGAAAACAAGAATGGCGACGAGCTTCGCGTTTCGGAGCGGTATCGCTGCGGAACGACGCCAAGACAGGTCGTAAGGTCGATAGAGAGTGCGGCCAAGCAACTTAGGGAGGTTGCGCTACGCCTTGAATTTCTTGCCCAGCAACCTAATCCATTTAATGCGACGACACAGACACAGGTGAACCGGATTCCCGTTTCTAAACTCACCGAGACCCGTTCGGAGGACAACCAATGAGCGACAATACCAAAGTAATACATGCGAGGCGCTGCAAATCGTGTAGTAACCTAGTGACGACGGATGCGACGTGTCCGCTCTGTGATCTTCCAACTACAAAGCATCCTGACCAATCTATACTTATTGCCTATTGTATGGAATGCGCGCGAGGTCCATTCCCTGCCGGAACAATGCACCTTGTTACCTGGAACGAAGACCCATGCAATCAGGACGAAGATGGCGATCTGTACATGATTTGCGAGAAGTGCCTTCGGAAAAACAAATAGATAAAGGACAACCAATGAAACAGGAATTAGAATTTGAAGTCCGCGCAACGGAAGATGGGCCACCCTTAGCCGCCTTTCTATACATCGAATGGGCCTTTGTGTGGATGGATCAGTATTGCCGCACCGGAGTTGTGGTGCATGAGAACATGAAGATGGCGAAACCAAAAATACAGGTGTCCCACCCTGATCCATCCTTCCCGTTTGACGAGCACGATTTGAATAATCAATTAAGGAGGACAACCAATGAGCGAGATTAGCGAAGCTGCAAAGTCCGCCGCCTCGGATGTGTGCGCAGATGGCCTTAATCTGGAGCAGCAGCGAGCGGTGCAACGGAGAATCCAATACGCCATTGACACCGAGAAAACCGCCCTTGAGCAAACCAACGCCCAGCTACGGCAGCAGTTGGAGGAGTCCGTTAAGTATCATTCGGCTGAGTTTCAAGACCGCATTGGCTTACAGGATGAGGCAAAAATCCTTCGCCGACTTGGCGGCGAAGCCCAGCAGCGCATTGACTGGCTATCTGGTCAGCGCGAAATCGAAGTCCAGCAAAAGGAGGCCGCACTAAACGAAGCTGGGGAATGGTTGAAGAACAATGAGTTTCTTCGCAAGGAAAACCGGATACTCGCAAGTCAACGCGAACGAATGAAGGTCGAACGGGATGAAGCCCAGCAGCAGCGGGACGCGGCGGTTGCGGACTTGGACTGGATCGAGGAATCCTTGCGCAAGGGCACGGATGTTTTTTATGGCCCAAATACAAAGTGCTTTTATGTAGATTCAAGTTCTCCTCGGTCTCCAAATGGAGAAACGCTCCGCGCCGCCATCGCCGCCGCCCGTACCCAAACCAAGGAGGGGAAGTAATGAGCGAAGACGAGGCATACGAAAAACTACAGGAGTTTTTAGGACTGGCAGAAGAACTAGTGGCATCGGGACGATACTCAGCCGAGGAGATTAAGGACGAACTAGAAACGAGACTGGACTAACCAAATGATCAACCAAGAAAAAGAGATCGATGAGTGGGAATACTTCGAGGAGACGATGCCGTCCAACGACCTAATGATCGTATTCCACACGGTTCGAAAGAAGGGCGGCGTGAGCCCTGCGGACAATATTGTGCGCTGTCACTCGGAGTCCGTAGCTCGACTAATTGCGCAGGCTCCTACCCTCCGCGCCGAAGTCGCCCGGGTACGAGAATCCCGGTTGCGCATAATCGACGAGCGCGAACAAGCGCTCAAAGAAGTCGCCCGGCTCACCGCAGCGCTTGAAGAAGCAACGCGCTGGCCTACAGTGGCCGTTTCCGACGCTGATAAAATCGCCCGACTCACCGCCGAGAGGGATGAGGCAAGAAAGCCTGGGGGTGGAACGCTGGGCATCAGTGCATTTGACCAAGGGGTCAAGTTCGCCGCCGATCAATATGAGACCCAGCTTGCCGAGCTTCGCAAGGACGGGGAGCGGTTGGATTGGCTCGCGTCCTGTAGCTACATCAAAATCGACGTTGACCGATACGGCAACGGACTTCGGATCGGAATTGATCGAGACGATGGTATTCGCGCAGCCCTGGACGCGGCACGGAAGGAGCACGCGTGAATGAGTCTAACTTTCTACACATTCCCTTGGGTGCTGGATGGTGCAAAATATCACTCGGTAATTCGGAGGAAGATTTCAACCTGATGTTGGACACGCTTCGGCTTTGGAAAAAAAGGATTGCGCCTCCCATATGCCTCTCAAGGAAACCGCGCAAAGGGGCTTCTATGAGATACTTTTCAGTGGCGCGGAAGGAGAAGCCATGACCCGCACCCCGTTACGTCGCAAGACGCCGATGCGGCGCGGAGGCAAGCTGGCGGCAGCAAGTCCAAAGCGGCGGCGGGACCTGATCGAGTATGCGAAGCTGCGGAAGACGTTTCTGGAGGTGCATACGCATTGCCAGTTTCCAAACTGTGAGAAGCGGGCAACCCAGGTCCACCATTCCAAGCGCCGGGGAAAACATCTCCTCGACGTTTGCAGCTTCCGAGCAGTTTGTTTCGAGTGCCATCGCTGGATTGAAACGCACGCGCGGCAGGCGGAAGCCATGGGGCTTCTGGTGCGTGAGAATGAGAAGCACTGACAAATTATGAAAATAAAACAATGGATTCCGGGGATTCACTTATCGTGGCTCCAAGTTAACTGGTGGAAGTATCTTCTTAAGAAACCATTATCTCTACGTGCTTTCTGGTGCCGAGCCTGCGGCCACCCAAGCGGCGTGGTGTTTTACAATACGGGTGGAGACGAACCGGACATGACCTGTACGAATTGCGGAGACGATTTAGGATGAACACAACAACGCCCGTGCGGCTCGTGCGCTGGGCTACCTGAAATGACGATATGAAAACAAAATTCTCCATTCGGGCGCAGCATTATTGCGACCATTGCGGCAAGATGCGCCGGACCATTGGGGGGATTATCAAACACGAGAATGGATGCTGTAAAAACCCATCCCGGATTTGTAATTATTGCAAGATGGCTGGCACTGAGCAAATGCCAATGAATGATTTAATTGAGGCCCTGAAATACGGCGGGCTGCAACAGCTTCGAAAAGAAGCTACAAATTGCCCGATGTGCATTCTTTCTGCGCTGGTTCAAGCTGGGCGTGGAGGAACAGAAGGTAAACCGGAGGACTTGGAATTCGACTTCAAAAGAGAACGCGAACAATTTATGAGGGACATAAATGACGCCGACGCCGGAGGAGGTAGATGCAGGCCATTTCAACCGAACATAATGGCGCATTTTGAATTAGGACGGCGCGTGAAAGCAGAGCGCAAGGAATGGATGAAATCACGAGGGATAAAGTGACCCATGCCGCTCCCCCTGACACCCGAGCAGGCCGCAGTGGCCGCCGAACCCGAGGCGCTGGGCCGGACCAGGTACCGCGAGCTGGAGCCGGTCCTGGTGGGCCAGGTGCGCTGTGTGGCCGGTGTGTGGCAGATCGAACTGATCGTCATCCGCCAGAGCGTGGGCCGCAAGATCCTGAAGATCATCGAGGACGAGCGGCTGCAACTGGAGGCTCAGAACGAACAGCGGCGGCTGGCCGATCCGGAACTGGCGCCAGTGGTGGCGGCCGCGGCGAAACCTGAGTGGGATGGAGAACTGTTTTAGGGCCCATAGGTTAAGTCATTTGAAATGAAGACTTTGAGATTGAAATCGGCAAAAAACAGGGCACTTGGGGACCGGCCGCCAAATACCGCAACAAAAAGCTTGCCCGGCCAGCCACGGCAGGGCTACATAGGCACCGTTCGCGTGTTGTGAGAATCGCGCGAATCGTCTACAACGACATGAAACCGACCTTCCTTCAACCCGCATCCTCCGGGATACCTAGCGTTATCGTTGGCGCAAAAGTTCTCGCTCCTGGGGTGGTGCGGGTTGAAAGAGGGGCCGGGGCATGAAGCGGGGAACGCCACGGCATCCGAAGGTCGAGGAGCTTGGATTGACGCTCAAAATACCACGCTTTTCAGCCGTGGGGCTGCTGGAATTACTTTGGCATTTTACCGCCGAATTTTGCCGGCCGGGAGACATTGGCCGCTTCTCCGACGACTCAATTTCAAAGGCTTTGTCGTGGAATAAGGCGAGCGGAGAGCTTGTTTCGGCGCTCGTTTCGTGCGGGTGGCTGGATCAATGCGTCTGCCATCGACTCCGCGTCCATAATTGGCCTCATCATGCGGACCAGACGGTGGTGCGTGTGTTAACCAATCAGAATCAACGGTTTATATCATGCTATGATGATCCTAGCACCATAATAGCTGGCGGTTATGATGAAACTAACCTCCCCAAGGCCCAAGGCCCAAGGCCAATACCCAAGGCCTCATCCCAAGGCCCAAGGCCGTCCGCTGGCGCGGATAGCGAGTCTTTGGCGAGGGCAAAAAAACTTTTTGGGAAAAGAGAATCGACCGCGCTCGACTCCGCCGAAGGCCGGGCATGGAAGACCGCCGCGCCAATCGTGGAGGCTACGAATAAGGAGGGCTGGGAATTGCTGGAATGGGCCTACTCGCAGACCGATGGGGACGCCTCCCGGTTCCGCCGCCAAGGCTTCGCCACGCTTTTGAACAACTGGAACGGCGAGATCGAAAAGGCGCGCAACTGGCGGAACGGAAACGGCACGAACGGCAAAGCGCAGCACGCCGCGCCTGGATCGGTGGACCAATGGTAGACGAACCCGCCATTATGCCTCCCGCGCCGTCTCTGGAAAAACTGGAGGCCGAGGTTGCCGAACACCTGCGCCGCGTCGAGGAGAAGAAGCAGAACGCCGTTGCCCAGCAAAAGGCCGAGGAAGCCGTGCAAATTCAGGAGGAAGTACCTTGCTCCCACTGCGGGGAGCAGTTCCCAGCCCTCGGAGTTCAATGCCTGGGCCGGAAAATCCTGATGAAAGTTTGCCCGGCCTGCGTGGCGCTGGCCGAAAGCGAAGTGGTGCAGGAAAAAACCGTCCAAGCCAAAAGCGATGAGGACGAGGAATGGAACGCGCTGTGCCCCCCGCTATACCGCCTCACCGACCTTTCCCGCCTCTCCATGCCTCCCGAGGCCGTGCGCGAGGTGCTGGCCTGGTCTGGGCCGCAGGGCTTGGCGTTGGCTGGGGCGACCGGACGCGGCAAAACGCGGCTGATGTTCCTGCTTTTGAAGCGGCTCCATGACGAGGGCCGGAAAGTGTTCGCCATTTCATCCAAGGCGTTCGAGCGGCATTGCGGGCGCATGTTTGAGAAGGACGGTGAAAGCCGGGAGCAAATCGAGCGATGCGCCCGAGCCGAGGTGCTGTTTCTGGACGACCTTGGAAAAGAGAGGATGACAGATCGCGTTGAAAGCGAGCTTTACGCGCTGATCGAAGAGCGTGGAGCCCACCTGAAACCGATTCTCTGGACGACAAACGCGGACGCAAAATCCCTTTCCTCGATGATGAGCCCCGACCGATCGGAGCCGATTATTCGCCGGCTGAAAGAGTTTTCGAAAATTATCAGCGTATGAAAATCCCCGGCGTCCATCCGAACGTAGCGCGCATGCTCACCCGGCGCGGATTCACAATTATTGAAATTGGACGGCGGCTATTTGTCCGCAACAAGGAATGGGTTTGTCCCATAGCTGATGGGATAGCATACTGCCGGGCGCTCAATAACCGCGAGAAGCAGGCGCGATATGTCAAGCGCCACCGGGAGCAGGTCAACGCCTACATGCGCGAGTACCAAAACAAGCGTCGGGCACAAACGGAGGTGGCAGCGTGAGGGAGTTGCAACTTTTTGATAAAACCCAAAAGCTCCCGAAGAGATCACTCTCAGGACCATTGAGTGAGGGGCAAATTACCGCCCTTCTTGCACTCAAATATCCAGCACCAGAGTACGCTTTCCTTCCGCAGTGCCGAAACGGGACAGGATTTACTCGTGTCACGAGAACCGCTGATGCACTGGCAATGAGCCTTTATCCATCAAGGGGGCTCACCCTCACCGGCTTTGAAATCAAAAGCAGCCGGGCCGACTGGAGGAACGAAAAGAAGAATCCTGAGAAAGCCGAAGAGATAGCGCGATTCTGCGACTTCTGGATTGTCGTCGCCGGCCACGAAGAGGTGATTCCGGTGGAAGAGGTTCCGAATGCATGGGGATTGCTCGTCCCCGGTAAGGAAGGGAAAACCCTCGTGCTTAAAAAGGCTCCCGAGAAGTTGGAGGCCCAGCAAATTACCCGCAACTTCTTGGCCGGATTGCTACGCAAGGCCGCAGAGCGCGTCGTTCCAAAAGACGAGGTGCAAGCCAAGATAAACGCCGAGGTAGAGCGCCGCATAGCCTCAAACTATAACACGGCTGGAGACGAGTTGATCCGATACAAGTTGGCTCACGAGAAGCTTATTGAAAATGTGCGGTCCTTCGAAGCGCGCAGCGGGCTTACGGTAAGGGTTGAGGACTGGAGCATGCGCGGCGACCTCCGCCCTCATATCGCCTTTTCAATGTCGGGCGGCATTGGTCGATTCCAAAAAGAACTCCATGACCTCGCCAAAACAGCTGACCGTATTGCATCCACGATTCGGAAAGAAGTGGAAAGCGAAAGTTTAGACCCTGATTTTTCGATATGAACAAAGGCTTCCACCGCAAGCATCCCCTCGGGCTGGCCGACATGGTGAGGCTAAACATGGCAACGTCCAGCGCCGAGCCCACCGCGCCCGTGGCACCGCCTATAGCCCCTGTGACCGTGCCGGTACAGCGGGAGCAGCCACAGAACGCCGTGGCGGGGCTCAGAGGAGGCCGCGACATCATCGAGTACGCCTGGGACCTGTTCCGCTGCGACAAGGTGCGGGTGACGGACCGGGCTGGCACCGTGCTGTTCGAGGGACAGCGGGGGCAACCGGAGGAGCTGTGGTTCGACGCGGTGAAGAGGGATCCGGTGCTGCTATGAGCCATCCGATATTCAACAACGTGAAGTGGGATTTACTACCTCCGCAAGAGGAGTCCGGTGACGGTATTCCCTACGCGACACACGAGGGTATTTTGGAAATCGTCGGGAAAAAACTCAGGTGCTACCGGCTATCCAATGGGCAAGCCGTAATCCACGCTGACGACATGCGCGAATTATTCGGCGATCTGCTACCAGAGAATCCAGCATGAGCACCCCCCGCACCCTGACCCAGCCGCCGTCTGCGACCAAATGGATTCCGGTCGCCGAAATGCTACCCGAGCCTGGCGTAGAAGTCTGGACGAAGATTCACGACAAGGACGGATGCCGAAACAAACGAAGCCTGAAACTCAAGGGCAACCTCTGGTGGCTACCGGACATGATTACGTATGTCTACTACCGGCCCACGCATTGGGCAGTGAAGGAGGCAAATGAGCAAACGAACCATTGACAAGCCGCCGTCCGGTGACGTAGCCGCGCTCAACCCGCACCTGTACGGGACCGGGGCGGCGGTGGCTGCTGGGGCCAAGCCGATGAAGATGCGGCTGGACAAATCGGACCTGTACAAAATGACCGGGCCGGAGCGGGTGTTCAACGCGGTTCTGGAGGCTGACAAGCGATGCGGCAGGATTCGGGACTTCAAACCCTGGGGGCTGAAACTCCGCTGGGGTGGTAACATGACCTACAGCCCAGATTTTGTTATCGAGGGCGAAGGCAAGCTGCGAGTCGTGGAGATAAAAGGAAAACGATTCTTCCCGAAGGACGTTATCCGATTCAAAGGATGCCGTGAGGAGTGGAAGCACCTTTTCGACTTTGAACTTTTTCAGGTGGTGGACGGCGAACCGAAGAGGATTTTATGAGCTATCACGATTTCATTAACGCAAAATCTCAGATCGGAGGCATGGCTGGATTTGAGCCGCTATGGATGCCGAAGGAGGCGTTCGACTTTCAACGACACCTTGCGACTTGGAACCTAATGAAAGGAAAATCTGCCGACTTCGCGGATTGCGGCATGGGGAAAACCTTCATCGAGTTAATCTTCGCGCAAAACGTGGTGATGAAAACAAACGGACGGGTGCTGATTTTGACGCCGCTCGCTGTTAGCTACCAGACGGAGCGCGAGGCGGAAAAGTTTGGCATCGAGGCCAAGGTATGCCGGGACGGAAAACTGGCATCAAAAATCGTGATTACCAATTACGAGCGGTTGCACTATTTCAACGCGGAGGATTTTGAAGGGGTGGTGTGCGACGAGTCCTCGGCCATTAAAAATTTCGATGGGCAAACCACGGCGGCGATCACGGAGTTTATGCGCCGGATTAAATACCGCCTTCTCGGGACGGCCACCGCCGCGCCGAACGACTACATTGAACTCGGAACGTCCAGCGAGGCGCTAGGGGAAATGGGATACATGGATATGCTGGGGATGTTCTTCAAGAACGCGCAGAACTCCCTCCATCCCTCCATGCGAGGGGCTGGCGCACGAGTGAAAAGTTTGGAGGCAACGGCCAAATTCCGATTCCGTGGGCACGCCGAGCAACAGTTCTGGCGCTGGGTATGCTCGTGGGCGAGGGCGTGCCGGAAGCCATCAGACCTGGGTTTCGACGATGGGAAATTCAAACTGCCAGACCTTAAAACGCGCCAGCATATCGTCAGTTCCAGAAGCAACCCGGATGGATTTCTATTCCCACTTCCGGCTCATGGATTGAAGGAGCAGGGCGACGAATTACGGCGCACAGTCAACGAGAGGTGTGAAATGGTGGCGGAACTCGTCCAGTCGCATCAGGGGCCGTCAATCGCGTGGTGCAACCGGAACGAGGAGGGCGACCTGCTCCAAAAACTGATACCTGGGGCCGCGCAGGTTGCCGGGAAGGATTCAGACGAAAAGAAAGAGGAACTGCTCACAGCCTTCGCTCAAGGGAAAATCGGGACGCTAATCAGCAAGCCGGTTATTGCGGGCCTTGGCTTAAATTTTCAAGTGTGCGCCCACCAAACGTATTTCCCATCTCACAGCTACGAGCAGTGGCATCAGTGCGTGCGCCGGTCGTGGAGGTTTGGCCAGAAGCGCGAGGTGACGATTGATGTTGTGACGACAGAGGGGCAGGCCGATGTCCTTTCGAACCTAATGCGAAAGCAGCGCCAGGCCGAAGAAATGTTCACCAAACTCGTGTCACTTATGGGAAATGAACTGCGGATAACTCAGGAAAACCGATTCACAAAAACTCAGCAACTACCCTCTTTTTTATGCCAATAATCAGCCAAGAAATTCAGCCTCAATACGCCCTATACAACGGGGATTGCATTGAAGTCATGGGCGACCTGCCATCCGCTTCGGTTGACCTTTCAATTTACAGTCCTCCGTTTTGTGGGCTCTATAATTATTCGTCCAGCGAACGCGACCTTTCCAACTGCGGGAGCTACCCTCAATTTTTCAAGCATTACAAATTCGTGGTGGACGAGATTAACCGCATAACGAAGCCCGGTAGGATTACGGCGGTGCATTGTATGGATGTTCCCGGGACCGGCAATGGTGACACGGCAAAGATGGGATGCGGAGCGAATGCCGGAACCGGACTAATCGACTTCCCTGGTGACATCATCCGGTTGCACGAGCAATGCGGATTTCAGTTCATGGCACGCCGCGCCATCTGGAAGGAGCCGCTCGGCGTCCGGCTCCGCACCATGGCGAAAGGATTGGCCCACGCTCAAATCGTGGAGGACTCGACGCTCTGCGACGTTGCGGGGGCGGATTACCTTCTCACGTTCCGAAAAAAGGGTGTGAACGCGGTCCCGGTATCTCATGAGGTTGGGCTCTTGAATTATGCCGGAGAGCGCGTCATGCCTCACGAGTTGCAGCAATGGAAGGGGCACAAGGGGAAGCAGACAGAGAACCGTTACAGCCATTGGATTTGGAGGCAATATGCTTCCTCATTTTGGGATGATATTCGAATCGACAACGTGCTCGAATATGAGGAGGCGCGGGATCCTGATGACGAGAAGCACTGCCACCCGCTGCAACTCGACGTGATCGAGCGCGCGGTAGTGCTCTGGTCGAATCCTGGAGAAATCGTATGGACCCCATTTCTAGGCGTTGGAAGCGAGGCATACGGAGCGGTTGTCAACGGAAGAAAGGCCATCGGCGCAGAGTTAAAAACCTCGTACTACAGTCAATCCGTGAAAAACATGCGTAAGGCGGTGGAGAATTACAAACCGGAGCAATCCGAACTCACTGGCGTGTTATGAAAACCCCGAGCCCCAGCACCACGCACTGCGCCCGCAACGAGCACCAGACGCTCTGCGGCCACGAGGTAGCGACTGGAACCCGGATCGTGGGTGGTGGGCTACTTTGAAATTGTACCGGCACAGAGAATCCCGACCATCTCTTCAAGGCTCCAAACGTGCTGTGCGACACCGGCTTCCATCGCGGGGGTGACGCGGAGGGTCTGATGGATGCGGCAAAAATTGTAATGCATGAAGTAAATCGCCAGCGCGTGCTCGTGGTTTTCCAGCTTCTTTGAAAAGGCGTTCGTCAACCTCGTGAACCGGCGCATTCCCATCCTCATGCTGAGGTTCTGGCGTTCGGCAAAGCTCGTGGAGATGTGCTTGCGATCCGGCTTGCCGGTCATAGTGGTTTTCCTAGCCCCCATGCAGATAGCGGGGCTGTAACGCGTTTGTGGGCCGGTTGGCAGATTGCCGTAGAGTTTCACGAGCCGCCCGTAATCAATGTCATTCCCGAACACATCATCCACGGCGGAGATGTAGGCGTGGTGTCCGTCCGTTGTCAGTTGGACGCGATGGGCAAGACGCCCGGCTAGATCGTGCATGAAGTGGTACGCGGAATCGGCATTGCGCGGGCCAACAAACCAGCAAGGGACAAGCTTCGTGTCCGCGTCGATTGCCGTCCAGGTCCAGGCATCACCCCATCCCATTCCTTTTTGCTCTGTGGTGGCGTTCTTCTCCTTCGCTCCCACAAACGCCCAAATTTCATCGGCTTGCAGGCGCTTGCATTTGAGGTCGCGAAAAACGCGATCCTGATAGGCGGAACAAGCCGCGCCCATCTCTACCAGGAGACGGGAAACAGTTTTCTTGGCAAACCCGGTCATGCGGCAGGTAGCGCGGAGGCTGTTTCCCTCGACCATGCACGCAACGATCTTGGCGCGTTCTTCGGTGCTCAACTTGTTCATGGGTCTAATATGCTTAGGCGTCTAAGCATTGTCAACGGGATTTTAAAATATTTGCGTACTGGTACGGTTCTTGGTAAGCTCTACTGGAGAGACAACTGTTCAAATGAACATTAAATTAACCGGATTTACCGATAAACTGGAGGAACTTGTCCTGTACATCATCGCGATGTCGGAACGAGACCCACGGTTTATGTGCACCAAATTGAACAAGCTGGTTTGGGCTGCCGATTTCGCGTGTTTCTGCGAAACCGGCAGCACGATCACTGGCGCAAATTATCAGCGCCAGAAATTCGGACCCGTTCCCAAGGCTATGCCAATCATTCTGGGGCGACTTGAGCGGGAGGGGCGAATTGAGATGCAGGAGGTGCAGATTGGAACGAAAGTTGGCATTCGGCCAGTCGCCAAGGCCGCGCCCGACATTTCAGCGTTCTCTCAGCGCCAATTGATGCTCGCCAGCAAGATGGTTGCAGACAACTTCGGCAAGACAGGAACAGAGTTGAGCGAGGAGAGTCATAAAAAATTGGCGTGGAAGGTTCTGGATAATGGCGACGAAATTCCGTTTGCTTCGTGGTTCGTTACCGCTCGGAACCCCACCCCTGCCGAAAGAGCTATAGGGTTGGAACTGGAAGCCGCTCTGGAGCAGAACTAAATATCCTCCATCGTAATCTCGCGGGACGCTTCAGGGACCGCAGGGAACTCAGTATGGGGTGCTTGATCGGTATCCTTGAACGCCGCCTTCGCGGCCTTGACGGCTTTCTGGGCCCGCTCAAATTGTCGCTTTGAGAACTGCACGAAGTCAACCAAGGCATCAAAATCGTCTGGCGTAAGTTCTTGTCCGGTAAAGACAAGTGTCGCCTGATTTGCGCCGAGCGGGATGGTGTATTGAGCGAGCATCTTTTGGCCTTGCGGGGCTACGTGAGCGTGTGGCGTGTAATCTGACAATGGATCGACGAGGATAAATGGCGGATTCTGCGTCGATTTTGGTTCATTGGCTGGAGGCGGTTGCTCCTGTTGCTGTTTTGGCGTTTCATCCCTGCCTTCATTTTGTACCACAGGCGTGCTGCTGGAATCAAGTTTAGCGAAGGTTTTATTTGCCGTATAGGCTTTGGCAACCCGCTTTGCCCTGTCGAGATTGAACCCATTTTGCACTAAGTGACTTACGAGAACGTCCTCAGAGCAGTCATTATAGCCATTATACAGGTCCTCAAAGACTTTTGGAGCCAGAGCAGCTTCTCGAATCGCAGTGAGTGATTGATCGGTACTGGTTGGGTGCAGTATCCGCAAGGAAAGCGAAGTGACCGTGAGCATGCCCTTGGCCCGGTCAATCAGTCCATATTGCGAGAACCCGGCCAGCAGCGTGAGCGAGCTGCCCGTCAGCCCTGAATACCCCATTGCCCTGCAAGCCACCTCCGGCTTCACAGGTGAGCGCCCTATTTGAGCGTGGAGCTTTTTGACCCTAGAAATCGCCTCCTCAAGTTCCACCACTGGAGCCCTGGGGCTTCTGTCTTGATTGGCTATATCGTCGTCATTCATAAAGCCAACCGTATAACGGATTACACGATACCGCAAGCGGCGAATAGAATAAACCGTATCGTGTCCTGAAAATAATGCTTGTGCTCGCCGGAGCTTAGGGTGTATGCCATGTGGCACGCTGAGAAATTGGCTCCAAAAAGTTCCGCTATAAACCAGAAATCATGCCCGCCGCACCAAAACGCCCTATGATGAGGGATGTCCGCTCCGAGCTATCGGTGGACGCCGATCTTGAGCGTATTTATGGGAGTGCGCAGCTTGCGGACGAATGCATGAGGGGCCTAATGACGCTCCTGTCCAAAGATCCAGAATGCGGGAAGGAAAGTAGCAAAAAGGTCCGGCTGATAGATTCTCAGGGGTCTGGAATCTGGAAGGTCCTCACTTTTTGGTACACTTTCGATGACGAGTATGTGACGATCCTGAAGGTGGTGGCGAGCGATGGTTAGGATTAGGTGACTTCAGGATTTCCGCCACCGTTTAGCCGCTCCCTGCTGCGCGATTTCCTTCCGTCTCTCCGGAGTGAGGTTAGCTGCCCGCATTTTCCCGCCCTTGCTGCCGCCAAGCTTGCCTAGGATGCTGGCGGCCTGACTTCGGAGCCGCTGCTCTTCATCCGTGATCCTGGGCGTCTCAGGGAGTTTCGCGGGGGGCGAGCCGGTGATCTGCTGGCCGATCCGAAAGGCGGCTTGAACCTCATCCTCTCTCTTGCTTGGGCGTGTAGGCATGCCTCACAATGCACCCCGCTGGACACCTCGGCAATCCGATTCTAAACTGTACCGGTTTCAAAGTAGCCCACTACCGGATCGTGCAACAGGAGCCAACGTGCCGCCACTGCGCGGAACTTCTGCGTAAGCGGCGCAAACCATTATGAGCTACGAATCACGACGAGACGAACAGCGGCAATACGAGTCAGACGTTTTTTACGAAGTCTGGTGGCATGGCGGCAATCCAGACCGCATCAATGACGACCGAGTGAGTGACCGATATTATAACGGGGATACGCCTGAAGATGCCGCAATGGGTGAACTCCGGCGCCAGCACCAGCACGGGCGGCAGGAAGAACAAGAGCAGGAGCAGATGGAAAACGACGGGATTGAACCATGACCACACCAAACGAACACGCCAGAAAAGCTGCGATGTGCATTCTTCGCTGGAAACACGACCATTCCGAATTGCGGATCAGTCGAATTATACAGCAAGCCCTCACCGCCCAGAAGGCCGAAACACTGGACGCGATCCTGGTTGAGTTGGCAGGACGCGGAGTGCCGACGCCGGAGAAGACCTACAAGAGCGATGGTGGATTGCCCCAAGCGTTGTCAGACATTCGAAGGGCTATTACCGACCGTAACCCTCTACTCAGAGAAGGTGCTGACATGCTGGATTTTACAGCTAACACCATGGAAGAAGCGCAAGCGCGGATCAAGGAACTGGAGGCCGAATCTCAATACAACTTCGACGCGGCAAACGCCCTAGCAGCAGTGCTGGCGGATCACAAGGAGCAATACGCACAGCTTCAACAGGAAAACTCCCGCCAAAAGACCGAGTACGCCACCCTCTACGAGCGGTTCCAAGAAAACGAAAGGCTTCGCCGCCAGATGCAACGGCAGGGCGAAGAATTGAGTGACCAATGCGACAAGCACGTCGCCACCATCATCAAGGGGATGCGGGAGGCGCTGGAGGAAGTAGAGCAGTGCCACCAAGAGGCGGACGAAAACGGATGCACCTGTTACTCTGATCCGGATGGGCCTTGCCGTCATTGCAATCCCAAGATGGCCGCTAGCGAAATTACGCGAAAGGCCCTCTCCTTGTGGCAACCGCTCCCGACTCCCCCGAAGCCATGCGAAGAGAGATCGTGATGATAGGCAGAGGATTTTTCGTCGTGCCAAGCCGGAGCCGAGGCGGCGTTGCCCATGTTGTCGATCTTGAAAAGAACGAATACGGCGCCGGTCCAAGCTGTTCCTGTGAGGCCAACCGGCTACGATTGGAAAAGTGCTTTCACATCCGCCAAATTGAGAAACTGATTTTGAGTGACGCCCTGCGCGCCGCGCTCTCGGAGCCATGACCGACCTCCGCGAAGACACAGCCCGGCGTCCCCGTCACATCGTCCACCAGACGCGGGAGACGCCGCAACCGGACGCGCTCTGGTCGCCACTCTACAGCCCCGAGCTAGTCGCAATCCCCTACCCTGGCCACCCGCCAAAGCTTCAGGAATGGTACGAGTGCCAACGGTGCGGACAGACACTCCAAGTGACGTACCCGGTGGCAGCGGCAACGCTGATCGCCAACCTTGCGGAGTTCTGCGGCCGGCATGATCGATGCCAGGGACGGTCCAGCGCTGCGGAAGGCAATCCAGCCATGCCAACATAGCGGGCGATCTCGTAGAGGCACCTTCACGGGCATTCTCGAAGGCCAGAAACGAAAAGGGCCTGACCCTTTCGAGCCAGACCCCATTTTCTTCGCCCCCCACGGAACTGAGAGCCGCTACCGTAAGCAGCCCAGGAGCCTCGTGGCAACGCTAAAAGCGCTGGAAATGCTTCTGGAAAATCAGAAGTTTGTTCCACTTCGTAACTCCGCATAAGGTCCAACCCGCCATTTTGAAACAGTATCCCGGATTGCGAGACTGAACCGCTCGCGCCTTGACGTAAGTGTAGAGTCGCTCACCCGGCCAGCGTGCCCAAGCGATTTGCTCGGCCTCCAAAATCAGTGTGCTCGAAAGAATCCGGCCCTCATTGCGGAACACCGCGCAGTTGACGCCCTCCTGCTTGTCACCGCTGATGAACTTGCGCCAGACGAATAGCGCGTCTGCATTCTCTGTAATCAGGACCAGTTTTGCGCCCGGACCGACGAAAAGTTTTGGCTCTCTGCCGTCTGCATAAGGTCGAAAGCTGTAGTGCCGATGAAAGATGGCTCTCGCGGACTCATCGCCATCCAAACACTGGAGCCAATGCGTGGACAACGGACGCCTGCCAACCCCAAGAGAAAATAAGTTTCCAGTGCTCAAAAGAAACGGAGCCATACCAGCCCCAGAAGCAGCAGGCCCAGCAACAGGACTGTGACGAACCGGACACCAAGCAGATCCTCAGACCGGCGCAGGAAGTGAGGACGGACCCCACGAATCGGACGAAACGGAGGGCAGGTGCACGGATACTCCGCATCACGATTCAGCGCGCACCCGTCGTTGCCGGTGCTGTGCCAGGGCGGGACGTCGACGAGCGGATTCATTCCACAACCTCCACCATTGCTTCATTTGGAGGCTGAGAATCTTTGATGAAGCGATTGGCCCCCGCAACAATTCCGCAAGCCTCGGCAAAACAATATCGACCAGCCTTCTTTTTCGACTGCGTATATCCCGCCTCGTTCGGCATCCACCAAGCGTTGTGCTCGTTCGACCAGATCAGAAACATCGTTCCGGAATGCTGATCCTCAAGAACGTAATGGGCCTCATACTTGACACCCGCCCGCTGCTTCCGGTCGTAACGAAGTTCGTGAAAACACGAACGGTATTGCCACAATTCACGATCCGGCCCGGACCTCGCCGGGATCGAAGCGGAGGGACCGCCATCAGTGTTGATTTTAGTGCTCATAAGGATTCCTCGTCTTTAGGTTCGGCGTCCAGGTTCGCTAAAATACAAGCCATCGCCTCACATAAATCCCATCGTGCGGCCAAGAGTGCGTCAGCTTTAGATTGATAGAATCGCCCGACGCCTTGTGTGCTCGTTTTTTGCGTGTTGTCTGGTGAATGGCTTATTCCGTTAGAGCATCCTTGCGTCACACGATATGAGCCCCAAGACCCAAGGGAAGCGTGATAATACCAACCGATAAAAAGCGCACCAAACGGCTTGCATTCAATTTCGGCACTGATGTTAACAGGGTTAGGCTTAGGGACTGATGGGAACTGGAATGCCGAGCGCCTCGCAAGTTGCGCGCGCAAATCTTCAATCAACGTTTTCTCTTTTTTGGTCATAACAATTTAGGCTTTCTTGGCCCGAGGCTTATTCTTCCGCCCCTTGGTCCTCGGCCGCTTCGAGTTGGCCCGAGCGGCAGCAGTCTTGGCCGGCGACGTGCAGGAGCCGAGCAGGTGGCCGACGTTCAGCGGCGTGTGGCAGGCGGGGCAGCGGATCATGGCAGGCGACTCGAGTAAAGGGGGCAAAACGGACCGGGAGAGTTGCGCCGGCGGCGAAATGAATCCGTGTATTGCAAGAGGGCTAGCCGGACATCAGCAGCCTCGAAATGGTAGCAGTCGTGCCGAAACGGGGTGAGCAGAGCGGCGAGGGACCGCATCCGAAGAAGTGAAGGGTGCGCGCTCATTTCTCCACCTCCTCAATTTTCCCATCAATATCCACCCAAAGATTGCGTCTCACTTGTCACCGCCTTCCGCCAGCGCAATGGCTGCGCGTGCGTCCGAAATGCAGGCGTTAAATTGTGCCTCGCTGGCATCACTGTCGGCCAGATGGATGATGAGTTTGCACGCCTCCAAAAGATCAGGCGCGGCGGCGATGAGGTGGGCGTCTGACAGTCCTCGATTTCGAGAAGCGGAAATCCGGCAAATGGTTTTTCCCAGACTGGTCTTTATGACCCACCCCTTGCCTGAGTGCCAATTTTGCGACACAACCTTCCATCCCGGCGTATGCGCGCTCAAGGTTGCACCTCCTTCGCAAGAGGAGCCCAATTTTCGGAAGGAGAAATTTCCTCGTCACCCTCCATCCACTCCAACGCTTCACGCGCGGAATCGAAGGCGTATTGCGTCCACTCATCATCATCAAGTTTCTCGTCCATATCATCAAGATCGAGAGCCCCGCCGAGGACTTGAATTTGCGCTTCGATGGCCGCGTGATTGTCTTCACCAAAGGCCGTTTCCTTCCGGACACGCGGTTTCATTTCCCGCAAGGCTTTCATTTCGCTGCTGATTTGGTTGGCTGTAGGTTTGCTCATGCGATCAATTTAGCAATCCGTTGGCTATTGTCACGAGAAATCGGTCGAAAAGCCGAAAATAGTTGCAAGTTCCTCAGAATCAGGGCCGTCACGCGAACCATGGTTCGTTTTGTGCGGGCGGGAGGGAGTTATTGACAGCGAACCGAACCCGAGTAATATGGTTCGCAAATGGGATTGTCAAATGAACAAATTCAGGCCAGCGCATTACACGCCCAGCGAGTCCAGCGGATCGTATGGTACAGGGACGAGTTTCGAAAACGAACGATGGCGCTCGTCCAGCTTCTGCGAGAACTGCGGGACGACAAGCTCAAGCCGTGGATTGACGAGTGCGGGACATTCGAAGAGTTTTGTGAAAAGGAATTCGGCATGACACCCAGGCGCGTACAACAAATCCTAAGCGCCGATTCAGCACGAAAAGCACTGTGCGACGAAGCGCCGGAACTCACTGGAACGGTCGCAACGATGGGCGAGCGACCGATGCGCGAACTGGCCGCAACGCCCAAAGCCCAGCGAATCCAAGTGCTGAGACAGGCGCTAAAGACGGCAGCGAAACCAACGGCCAAGGGCATCAAAGCCGCGAGGGCCATCGTCATCGATGTGAAACCAGCACCACCTGCCGCACCTGCACCCTCGCACGAAACCAGCACCGAACCCGAACCCCGCTGCCCGGCCTGCGGCCAGGCGCTGCCATGAGCCAACTCGACGAGCACGGAAAACGGGACCTCTCGCAAAACGGATCCGCCCATCTCCATAGACTTTTCTAAGCATGAAGACTTTACTCGAATGGCTAAAATCTATTGCGTTGGTCTTGCTGGTTTTGGCCGTTGTTATTTTCTGCAAGTGGGGGCAGTTCCGCATCTGGCGCATCGCTCATCCTCAAGCGCCTGCATGGACTTACTTCTTGACAAATGAACACTAGCATTGACCCAGCCTCTTCCGTAACGGTAAACCTTCTCCGCTTCCAGCAACTTGCTCGGGAGGGCGCACCGCTCCAACAGCGGATCGCAGAAATCAGCTTGGAGCAGGTGCAACTCTCCCACCGAGAGGCAATCGAAATCGTGAAGGCCGCATTCCCGAACGCGAAGATTTTGGAAGTCGTTCCACTGGCCGAAATCAAGCCCTCAGACTTCGCCAAAGCAGCTCAAACAACAGTCGAAAAGATCTATGAAACCGGAGCCACCCCGGGACTGATCCTCATCGACAACCGCAGATTTTTAATCACCCTTGCCCAATGAGAAAGCGGCGTCGCAGAAAACCCGGTCCGAAGCCCAAGCCCCCAAAACCAAAGGTTTCCCAGAAGCGGTACAAAACCCCCAAGGCGCTGGAGGTCCAAGAGGCGGCTGTTGTCCGCGACTGCATCGTGGCCATGATTGTCGGCATGGGCATCGGCGGCCTCACATGGATGGCCAACAAACTCGGCATGAGCGTTTCGACCCTTCGCCGGCGACTCCTTAAGGACCACGGGTGCTTCGACCTCGTGACGATGCGGGCCATGCTCCTCATCATGGAAAACCGGGAAGAGAAGCTCAATTATTTGCAGCAGTTTGGCAAAACGGAAAACGTCGGCCCCTACACCATCCGCGTCCGATATTCGACGATGTACGGAGAGCACGTCCCAACATGGGAGGTGACACCAGGGGCAGAAACCGAGCCGGGAACAGCCGAACCCAAAGCCGCCGCCACAGTCTTCGGCAACTTCGAGAACACGTAACCAAAATGAGCAAATGGATCGAAATCATGCGCGGAGGAGCAATGCCGGAAAGATGGATGCCCGTGCTGGCTTTCGCCCCAGAGTGGGGATGTAAGGCAAATGAAGAAATCGGAGGATATCTGCCACCTCGGCAATTCGTAGCGCATCGCGGGGCCGGGGATGGACTTTTTGACAACTGGTACACATGCGATAATCACATCAAGCGCGTTACCCACTGGCAACCGCTGCCCGGAAACCCCGTAGCTCCGGCACCTCGGCATTTGCCCCGCGTGACAAGAATCTTGCCAAAGATAAATAGTTGAGCCACTATTTTACCCTGATGTCAGCCAAAACCGCACTTCGGCCACGAAAGGACCCAGGTCGCAAAATGAAGTGTGTGGACTGGCGTCCGGCGTACATCAAAGGGCTCTCAGAAACAGGAAAGCACACGACCGCGGCAGAGTTTGCAGGCATCGACCGGCTGGCCGCGTTTCATCAGCGCCGAAGCGACCCGGAATTCGCCGCTGCTTGCGAGCAGGCCATTCAGGCTGCCTCCGAATCCTTGGAGGCCGAGGCGATCCGAAGAGCCAAAGAGGGGGTGCAGCGGCTCAAGTTCAATTCGAAGACGGGCGAGGCTTACAGGGACCCCAGGACTGGCGAATACTATGTCGAGCACGAGTACAGCGACACCCTCATGACGTTGCTCCTTCGCGGGCTGCGCCCCGACCGATACCGGGACCGATCCAGCGTCGAAATGGAGCACAGCGGCGGGGTGCAGGTGGAAGAAGCTATCTACGTGAACCTGCCGCCGATCATTATGGCACCCCCGGCCTTGCTCGCGTGAAGAAACAACCCAAGGCTCCTCGCCCCATGACCCAGGACGAGGAGCGGAAGGCGATTAATGCGGCCTTGAACCGGAGGAAGCAGAAGGATGGCGAGAGGATTTTGACTGGCAACCAGATTATGCGGATTTACAACAGCCAAGCGTTTCGGCGCACAGCTTCCAGATACCATGAATAACTCCAAAAAAATGAAAAAAAGAGGGGCGTCACTGCGCATCGTTCGTGCCATCCGGAGGCCACGGTTATCATCTATTTTTCGGAACGTCCCTGACATTTTCTTCGACAAACATTTTTCATTCTGGAGAGAAAAGGCTTCATCTACCCCATGAACCTCGACCTCGTAAAATTCCGCATCATCAGCAAACGCTACTCCCAGGTCCGCGCTATCATGGCCGAGCTTGGCGAGAGCGACACGTTACTCTTGCGCTCGCTTCGCGACGGCTTCGGCATCCGGTTCGACAGCGTGAAGGAGGACCCGGAGCTTTTCTTCGTGCAGGACTCGGAGCAAATGGGGCTGCTGCGCGAAAGCGGCATCGGCTCGCCGACATGGCTGCAAATCCTCGGGACCTCCCGAATGGTCGCGCTGTCTCAACTGGATGCAGATCGCAAATTCCGGGAACTGATCGGGGACATTGAACCGGGGACGAACTAATGCCGCTAGTGGCCGCTGTACCGGAGGCGGCTGCCGTCGAATCCGAACCTGAATGCTTCTACCGGCCGGGGCCGAGCATCCAGAAGTTTCATGATTCCAGAGCATTTGTTAGAATTATCATAGGAGGCCGTGGGAGCGGGAAAACGGCAGCCTGCTCAATCGAATCCATCCGCCACGGCTGGCACTGCGCGGGTGCCAAGATACTTTTTGTCCGCAAGACCGAGGCCAGCCAAGTAGATTCGACGATAGATACGCTGCGCCAGTGTTTCGATAACTTGGACCCCGAACTCTACCGGGAAACCGAGGACAGCCTATTCCGGGTGTGGAACGATGGCCGGACCATTCGTATCCCCAGCGCCGAGGCGGTGCGCCGGTATCACGTTGTAAAGCCGCTGCTCAAGAAAAAATCCCAGCGCCAGGCATGGCTCGACACTGAGGGCACCCGGTGGTGCAGCTTCATCGAGATGCGCGGACTGCCGAATACCGGGGTGAGCCAGTCGAAACTCCGCGGCTTCGAATGCTCCATGATGGTCTTGATCGAGGCCGACCAGATTGCCCACGAAGATTTCATGCTCTGCCTTGCCTGCTTACGATGGAAGGGCGCGGATCCAAAAACCTGCGATGCCAACGGCTTTATCCGGGCGGCCAACGTGGTATTAGACACGAACCCGCCGTCACCGTCTCACTGGATCGCCCAACTGGAGGAGAACGAGAAAAAGAAGCCGGAGAATGAGCGCCAGATGGCCTTTTGGCACATCAGCACGTACGAGAACGAGCAGAACCTGCCACCGAACTACATCGAGCGCCAAATCTTGCTGCCGTACGCGAAAAACCCAGCGATGATCGAACGGATGCTCTGGGGCAGGTACGCCGATGCGTTTTCGGGACAGCCGGTCTATTACGCATTCGAGCGCGGCATCCACGTTGCGAAGAACCTGCGCTGGCCCATCGGGGCCTTCCTGGTTCGAGGCTACGACTTCGGGACGTGTAACGCTGTGACCTGGAGCGCCTACTGGATGGATAAGGGCTGTGAATACTGGCACATCCTGTTCGAGAATGTTTTGGAAGGGAGTGACACCGAGCGGCAGGCGCAAGCGACCCTCGACCTCACATCGAAAAACTTCCCATTCTGGAATGACCGCTCCATTTGCGCCGGCGTGCTCGACTTCTGCGACCCGAGTGGCGGAAACAGCAACTTTAGCACGAAGGAAACCGGGAGCAGCGTCAAGATATTGAACACCTACGGCATCCACCCCGGGACGAACCTCTGGCAGCGCTCCATTGCCATCGGCGTTGCGATTATTAACCGGCTATTGACCAAGCGCGATCCGCTCGGAAATCCCTGCTTTCGCATCGATGAGGATAATTGCCCACTACTCGTTCGGGCATTCTCAGGCGGCTATAAGTACCCATCCAAGGGCGATGACGGATACGGAAAGGATGAGCCCATGAAAGGGATTTCCAAAGGCCAAGATTACGACTATAGCCACGTTTCGGACAGTTGCCGGTATCCAATTTTGAACGCCATGCGCCTCCTGCGCCAAGAGTACGAGGCGCCGAAGAAGGCACTGTTACCACGGGTGCAGAACCCGAACCCGGCCAAGCGGTTTTAAATATGAACGACAAACCAATGACCCTAGCGAAATTCAAAACCATTCTTGGGCAAGTATTTAAAACGCCGCCCCAAATCCCATTCCTTGCTCGAATCTACAATGACGGAGCGAGAACGAGCGTGACGCTTTACGGACCTGACGGGGAGCAAATCGGGGACGTGGGCGCCAAAGACTTCCGAGACATGATGCAGGTCATTTGCGACAGAGAGGACTCAGCTTCTGAAAAACCAAATAGCTTTCAATACGGCAAGTGCCACGGATGCGGCTTCATTAACGATCTTAAATTCGTCATGAATCACGCAGGCCGGTGTCAGAGCTGCGGATCGCCGAGCTTATTCAATGCGGAGGAATGAAAATTATGTTTGCATTTCTGAAAGGTGAGACGTAATGGCCAAAAACATGATCGACCCCACTTCCAAATTCCCCGTCAATGCCCGCGTGAAACTGCCCGATGGCCAGAAGGCGACCGTGCGAGACTTCGCGTTCTACGAGAACCAGGGGTTTCTCTACGCCGTCAGTTCCGACCTCGCGCCCTCCCATACCCGGCTAGACGTGCCGGAGTCGCATCTGACCGCCATTGACGAAGGCGCGGCCTCCTCGCCCCAAGACCAGGTTTCCACCGCTACGGTGACGAACGGGCACCAAGTCGGGGTGAATCTATACCTCTCCGGCCATGAACTGCCGGAAGACGCGAGCGAGGCGACGAAAGAGGGTTACGTGGAAGCCAAGCGGCTTGCGGAGGAGCAGGCCGAGAAGAGCGGGGCCATCCCGCCCGTGCCGTACGAGGCCGGAACTCAGGAAGCCAAGGATTACGAAGCGGGTGTCCAAGCGTTCCACGAAGGAGCAGTCGAGCCCGAGGCGAGCAACCCGAGCGAACCGTACAAGCACGGGTACGCGGATGCCAAGTCCGGTAGCAAGGTGCCTGCCGCCGTCTAACCGACCTTCGCTCCCTTGAAGCGGTCCCGGATATTCGCGGCGAAGTAGCCGCCGACACTCTCTGCCTCCATCAGCTTCTGTGCGATGGAAGGCGGCACGTTTTGGTAGTGGTAAACGGCACCCGTCTTGAACTCGACACTCAAGACATTCTTTTCGTGGCCGATGGCTTTGATGCTCGATGAATCGACGGGTGTGCGTTGCATAAAAACGATGGTGACAGTTTCGAAATAGGCTTGCAATTCAATATCAGCCCATCCAATAGCGCGACTTTATGGCCCTTAAATCTCTCGCCGTCTCCGACATCCCCTCTCCAACCGTGGACGCTCCCAGCACTTCTGAGGAGCCGGAAAACTCGGTGATGGATTTGAGCAGCGATCAGGTATCCGAAGCGGGCATGGGCGGCGCGAAAGTGGGCGACATCTTTACAGCCACGGTCAAGATGAAGGTGAGCCGGGTGCCTGACCCGAGCGATTTGAACAGCGGCGGTATCGGAGTGGAGCTGGTGAATATCAGCGATGCCAAGCCGGCCAAGGAAGAGGACGAGCCGGACAACCCAGCAGAGGCCCGCATCTTTTCACCCAAGCCCAGCAACAAGCCGGTGAGTCCAAAGGATGCGGGATTCGGCGACGAGGAGGAATAAAATGGACGTAAGCCCTCAAATGCCACTCGCCCAGACGGCCAGTCTCCCGCTCAACATGAGCGACATCCTCGCCCAGATGCCAATCAAGAAGCCGATGGCCCAGGAGGCACCCGTGCCAGGCCCAGCGGCAGGCGTGCAGCAGATGGCACCGCCACCGGACGCGGCAGACCCCGGCGCCGCACCGCAGCCGCCGTACACCGTGCGGTTGCAACCCGATGGCTCGAGCGTGTACGAGATAACCACAGGACTGCCGCCGGGCGCGCCGCCGATCATCATCGGAGTGAATAAACCGCCAAATCTTCCGCCCGCACTCCAACAGCCGAAGGTGCCCACACAATAAGGAGCAGTCGCGAATGCCCGACGCTCCAGCCATAGTGCCACATGGGCGTGCCGTCGCATCACAAACCGTCGCCGCATCGCCAACTCCATTAACGGTTACTTCTGCGCCGGTGGCACCGCAGTACGAAACCACTCTTTCGCCTGAAGAAGAGCAGCAATTTTCGCAATGGAAGATGCGCTATGCGCCTCATGACACCGGCGAAGATTACGATCTACGCGGGGCCTTTAGGGCAGGATTGAAACCCGACGCTGTACGCGGCCATTTCCCCGACACATACAAAAAGCCAAATCATCCCACGTTTTCCGTGGAATCAATGTATTCCACCCCAGATCAGCCAGGCGGCGCTTGGGGCCGAATCGATGGGAGAGACACCTTTGAGCCATCATCCTTCATGATGAAGGATTCGGAGCGCATTAAAAACCTCCAGAACTATTTCAAAAAACGAGAGCCAGCGGCAAAGTTAATACTTCCCGCGACCGCCGCATTCACTCCCAATCCTCCCATGGGCGCGGTCACTCCAATCCAAGCCGGAATCCAATAGCCACTCTTTAGTCATGGACAAACTCCTCGCCCAAAGACTGGACGCCAAATCCGTCCGGTACGACGACGCTTTCTTTTCGAAGATGGCGAAACTCGCCTGCGACTACGTGACGGCAGGCAACCAGGTCCTTCAATACTACGTTTGCGACCTCGACGCGGCCCATGACGCCGCACAGTGCTACGCCCAGGTCCCGGATTCCGTTTGCCAAAACGCCGGCGCCAAGTTCGACCGGATGAAGCCCGACAACTTCATCCACCCGATGACCGCGACCGAGATGACAACCATCTCTACTTTCGCTTCCCAGATCATTTTCGGCGGCGCAAGCACGCGAAAGGTCGAACCCCGGAAGGACGAGGACGAGAAGAAGGCGGATGCGGTCAACGAACTCCTGCAATGGAACGACGACCAGCAGGACACCTACCAGCAGGGGCTGCTCTTTTGCTGGGATGCCGTGACGTTCAATCGCGGCATCATGTATGACCACTGGAAACCGATCATGCAGATCGACGTGGAGAAAGTGGAGGAGGAGATTCCGGCAGCCGAGGCGAAGAACGAGAAGGGGAAACTGCGCAAGGCCAAACCCGAGACGCAAACCCGATGGCGCAAGGTCCGGAAACAGATTGGCGGGTTCAACAAGATCGAACTCATCAGCCCCTACGATTTTATCTGCGATCCGATGCTCCCTTTGCGCCGGATGCAGGAGGGACGATTCGCCGGGCACCGGGTCATGATTCCATGGCTGGAATTGAAGCGCCGATCCGAACTCGATGCCGAGGACTACGATTACGTGCTGCCCTCGACCGTGGCGAAGTTGAAGGATAAGCCGATGGCCGCCGGGGCCTCGCGGTTAATGACCAGCGTTTCTTCGCCATCAGCCGGTGCCATGAGGAGCCGCACCTACTACGAGCGGATGAGGCGGGGAGCGCCCACGGGCTACACCGGGACAACCGAATCGGTGAACAAGGAAGACGGCGGAATGATTGAGTGCTTTTGCATCAATATCCGTGTCTCCCCAAAAGCCTACGACATTTACGCCGACACCGAGCCGGAGATCGTCCAGATCCTCACCTCGGGAGACAAAGGGCTGTTGAGCGTCAACATCCTGCCGAACAAGCACGACGAATATCCGTATGGGGTAGGCGAGGCGCGGCCGCATGCCCATTACCAATTTTCACCGTCATGGGCGCTAATCATAAAGCCGATCCAAGACTACGTTGATTACTTCAAGAAACGCCGCCAGGAATCACTCGCCAGGACGAGCGGCAATATCTTCATCGGCGACCCGACAAAGGTTGATTTTGCAGCGTTCACCGATCCAAACAAGGACGGCCTTTTCATCCCTATCACCGCCGAGGCCGCGGGCACCCCGATTGACCAGATTATCAAGCAGGTGCAGGTGCATGACACGACCGCCGAGTTTCATCAAGAAATGCTGGCATGGATGGAGCAGGCCGAGGTGGCGACCGGAGCCCACGCACCGCTACAGGGGCAGACGGATGACCCGAGCCAGTCTGCGACTCAGTTCGCTGGCGTGCAACAGATGGGCGTAGGCCGTATGACATCGATGGCGCGCGTACTTTCCAACCAGGTCTTGCAGCCGCAGACCCGGCGATTCGTCTGCAACTTCCAGCAGTTCATGCCAGACCAGATGATTATCCGGGTGACGGGTGACACGAGCAACTACGACCCGGATCAGCCGCCGCAGAAGTACATGGAGATTCGACGGGCCGATATTCAAGCGGAATTCGACGTGATCCCCCACGATGGCACCATGCCGGGGACGGACGCGAAACAGGTCGCGGCCATTTCGAGGATCATCGAGGCGTCAGCGAACCCAATCTTCGCCCGATGCTTTGACGACACGATTCCCGGTTCGCTCGACCCGAAGAAACTCCTGTACGAAGGGGCGAGCAAGAGTGGTATGCGGCTCTCGAACTTCATTGTCTCACGCGAGGTTGCCCAGAAAAATCTAATGATGAGAATGCAGGCGGCCGGCGGCGGAATTCCTTTACCAGGCGCACCCGGAGCACCCGCCGGACCTCAACCGGCTCCAGGTGGACCACCCGGATTGCCCATGCCCAGCGCGGGGGCAATTCCACCGACCCCAACGGCAACCCCGCCCGGTCCTAACCCAGCCACGATATGAGCGCCGAAGAAGACGCCGCCATCTGCAAAGCGGCCATGATCGCTCCCGAGCAACTGTTTTCCGCCCGGCAAGAGTGGGCGCGGAGACCGATCATGCGCAAGGTGCTGGAAGCCAAGCTCGAAATAGAGATCGCTGCCCGCCGCAACACCCTCGAAACCGCCGATGCCGAAAAGATTCAAAAAGAGCAGGGGGCAATCATTGGCCTCCGAACAGCCCTCGGTATTATTTCCCACCAAGCCAAACCCTAAAATATGAAACGCTACCACCGATTCTCAAACCTATTCATGGCTGCCGATATTGACCCCGGAGCGGCACCCGCACCGGAAGTGCCTGCCACCGCCGCACCCGAACCTACTGGCACCATGCCGCAGCAGAAAGGCGAAACCCTATCGCCAATGAAGGCTCTGGGCCTGCCGGAATCCCCGTCAAAAGACTTGGAGGCGATTCGCAAGGGGCTTGTCGGGCGCAACAAAGATTTGACCGTGCCGATCCCGAAGCGCACGGCATCACCGGCCACGAAACCCGAAACCACTCCGGCCCCAACGGCACCGGGTGCTAAAAAGCCCGCTGCACCCGCACCTGCGGCCCCAGCGCCGCCCGCTCCGGCTCCCGTCGCCAAAATCAAAGTGGGCGACAAGGAATATACCCCCGAGGAACTGGCGGCGAAGATCGCCAAAGCCGATGCGCCGCCAACCGCTCCGATACCACCCGCCGCACCTGCCACCCCAGCAGCTCCAGCGGCACCGGATACCACGGCGGAAGCCGCTGCAAAGCAGAAGCACCTCGACTATCTCACCGAGTTGACCAACGGCATCAAACTGGAAGACGACGGAATTATCCTGAATGAAGAGGAGTGGGATAAAATCCTGTCGGGCGGGCCGGATGGCGTGACGGCAGTGAAAGCGCTGCTCTCTCGCCAATCCGCCGCCACGGAACTCCGGACCCGGAAATGGCTGGAGGAGAATTTGAATCCGATCTTGGACAACCTCCATAAATCTCTCTCGCCCATCCAGCAGGCTCAGCAGCAGATGCAGAGCGATCAGTGGAAGAACGGATTCGAGGCGGCAAACCCCGACTTGAAGGGACGTGACCAGCTTCGCGAAGCCACCCGCGAGGCATTGGTGAAACATTACCCGCAGGACGTGGCGAAGATGACGCAGGAGCAATTCGATACCGAGGTCGCGGCGCATATGCGGGCGACCATTCAGGTCATTGGAGGAGCGCCTACCCCGCCCCCGACGGCTCCCGTAGTTGCCGCGCCGGACCCGGCAGCACCCGCCGCGCCGGAGTCACCAAAACCGCCGACTGGCCAACTTGGCGGCACCGCCGCGCCTCGCAACTCAAACGCGCAGGCCGAAATGGCAAAGCAGATCGCGGGAATGTAGCATGCCGAAGAAGAAGGCATGGGGGGGAAAACGCGACGGCGCGGGCCGGAAGCCAAAGTTTGGCGTCGTACTGAAAGCTTGCGTCATGGAGAGCACGAAAAGGGCGATTGACGGCCTGGCGTTCAAGAGAAACAGGTCCCGCGGTGAAATCCTGGACGAACTCGCCGCTGCGATAAAAGCATAAGCATCAGTAGTGCCAAGGTTGGGAATATTTGATTTCTCAAATCCTAAATTCAAGATCGGGCTTGGCAGATTGTCTCCGAGGACACAATAGCGCGAGCAATGAAGCCCAAGTACCTCTTGCACTCGATTTTCCTTTTGCTTTCGCTGGCGCTGTTCTGCGCTGGTAAACAAGGGGAAGCCACCCTCCTCTTTGTTTCGGCGCTCCTCCTGGACGCCACACTCGCCAAGCGAACCAGCTTTACGTTTTCGAACGTGGCAGGTTTCTTGAGCACGGCGACCGCCCAGACGAACGATCTCGTCGGCGAATGGCAGGAGACGGTCCTCGTCCGAAACGCCAAGGGTTTCAATACCGGTTCTACCCTGTTCGGCCTGATGTCTCGCTTGAAGAGCGAGCCTGCCGATAACATGACTTTCAACTGGTGGGAGCGCGACCCGACCCGGCTGAACTTTTACTCCGATGCCGGCTACTCTTCGGGTGCCACGACCCTGCAATGGCAGGACCAGCTCGGCGCTTACGGCGTGTGGCCGTTGCTCGACCAGAACGCGATCCTGCTCAACTCCCGCACCTTGGAGCGTGTCCGTGTGGCCGCCGCACCGACAACTGATGCCGTGACCGTGGCGCGTGGCGTGCAGGGCACGACCGCCGCCGCCGTGCTCATCACGGACCTTTGGACGCTGATTACGCTGGCCAAAGACGAAGGCGCGAACCCCGCCCGATCCAGCTACGAGCAGCCCACCGCCTACCAGAACGTCATCCAGACGTTCAACGAATCGGTGCTGCTCACCAACGCCTACAAGGCTGGCGTGCTTCGTACCGATTTGGACGGCCCGCTCATGGAGCGCCGGGTGCATGCGCTGGAGAAGATCGCGAACAAGATCGAACTCGCCTACTTCCTGGGCGTCAAAGAACTGGCCACCGGCAACAACGGAACCATCTTCTACACGGGCGGCATTCAGAGCGCGGTGGACGCGGCGGGCTTGACCGCCAACGCGCTCAACGGCCTCGGCTCGACCGGCGTGACGCTCGACACGTTCAAGACCTGGCTGCAAAGCTTCATGGTCTTCGGTTCCGATACCAAGCTGGCCTTCTGCGGCCCGCAGGCATACGCCGCGATCTCGAACTACGCGAACACCGCAGCCGGCGGATTCCGGATCATGAATCAGGAGACGGTGTTCGGTATGAACATCACGAACATCGTGACGCCGTACGGAGAACTCTCCCTCGCCTTCCACCCGCTCTTCCAGAACGCAGCGGCCTACAACGGATACATGGCGGTCATCGACCTTCAGTTGCTCGTGCAGAAAGTGGTGGAACCGCTATTCCTGGAGCCGAACATCCAGCTTCCCGGGCAGGACTCCTACCAGGAGCAGTTCCGCGCCAAGCTGGGCTTAAAACTCAAGTTCCCCGCCGCCTTCGGGTACGCGATGAACCTGCAAAAGATCACTGCGGTCTAATCTTGACGGCACGGCAAAAACCATCCAATAGCGCGACCTATGGCCATTGAAGTCTCAAGCCCCTCGGCTGCCGCTGGGGCGAACATCGAATCCGGTATGGCAGCATCCAAACCGGAAAGCCGTGGACTGGAGATGACGAGCCAGCCGGACGCGGCGAAGGCCAACCCCGAAAAGGGGCAGGTCTTCATCAAGAATCGGCTGAACGAGATCATCAAGCTGCCGGGTGGCAAGACATACCAGTTCAAGCACACCCGCGAAGTCATCACCGATCCGGAACTCATCAAAAAACTCAAACAGGTCGCCGACAAATATCAGATCATCATCCACGAGGAATAACCCACACCCACTCATGAACGAAAAAATCAAGAAAATGGCCGAGAGCGACGTGCTTTCCCCGGCTCGCACGAACGAGCAGAACATCAAGAACATCACCGGCACCTGCCCACCCACGAAGACGGTCGAGCAGATCGACAAAATTAACAGTCCTTGCGGACGCGCGAAGCCCCCAGGCTCAGTCCGGGTTTGATCGCAACGCCGCGCCGCTAACCACTGCGAAACCTTTTCAGGGCGCGGATTGGGGTAATCCCTGATCCGCGCCTTTTGTTTACACCATGAATTTGCAAGATTTAATCTTCGAGGTGGGCGAACTGAGTGCCGTCAGCCCGCGCATTCAGTCCGACATCAAGGGCTACATCAACCGCGCCCAGAAGGCGATTTGCGCGCGTAGAAACTGGACTTTTATGCAAGGAGTGCGCTCCTACACAATCCTCGCCGGCGCGACCAGCGTGAACCTGGACAGCACGTTCAAGTCCCTCACCGCCGAGACAAGCCCGGTGACGTGGAGTGACCCCATCAGCACGGCCCAGATCCCGGTGAAGGTTCTCAGCCGAGAAGAGGCGCAGCGGTATAACTGGGCGCTCTATGCGCCGTATCAGCCGCCGGTGGCACCCGTGGCGACCCCGCCGACGCCGTGGGTCTTCATCGACCGCGTGGGCGCGCAGTGGACGCTCAATAACTCCGTCATCAATACCACGAGCACGCAGAGCATGACCTACAATATCTCCGCGCTGTTTTACCCCGCCGACCTGGTGCTGGGCACGGACAGCAATGCGCTGACCAATGACGGGGAACTGGCGGAAGCGCTGGTTAATCTGGCCAAGGCCATTGCCTATTTCGCTGAGAAACCGGGCCACCCGGACGGGATGGCGGCGATGGCGCTCTACGAATCTCATTACCGGCAGGCGTGCTATTCGGATGCGCGGGCGAAAATCGGAGGAATGGCCGCACATTGGTAATCCATGAACATCGGTAATATCAAAAATCTGGTGGCGGGACTGCTTCATCAGGTCCCATCGGCCTTTGTGCTCAACGGCGTCGATACCTTGCTCGTGGCGATCAATAACGCCAAGAAGACCGGAGAACGGGTACGGGATTTTTACTACTCCCAGATGCCGGCCTACCTGTCAGTGGCGAGCACCGGCAGCGCCATCACCGGCGCCACCACCGCGGCGGGCAGCGGTTCTGCCGTCATCATCAAGCGAATCCAATCCGTGCAACTGGCCGTCTCAGGCGGGTACATCCCGATTGAATTCATGCGGGAAGACGAATACATTTCGCGGTTGCGCAAGCAGATTGGACGGACGCCATACGTGGCGGGGAACACCCTCGCCAGCTACGGCATCTCCAGCGAAAATCCCATTGCCTACCAGCAGGGTCAAAACCTGTTTCTGGTGGGGACTGGCATCACATTTCCGATCATCGTCAAGATGGACGTCGTTCAATGGCTGCCGGATTACGCCAACGACGCGGACACCGATTTTTTCACGCAATTCGGGGCCACATATTTGCAATGGCAGGCGATCCTCGAAGGCAACAGATATTGGCAGCAATTCGTGACCCGGCAGGAGGGAGCTGTCGTGGAAGATAGCGTTACCACTTCGGCCAACCAAGCGCTGGCGGCATTTCTGGAATGGGACGACTCCATTTCAAAGGGAACGAGCAGTACAAAGCTGCCTGCTCCGGAATCTACGCCACCAAAGTAAGCCATGGCCTCGCGTAATCCAGGGCCATCACTCACCAGCAGGTTTTCCGGCCTCGTGGACGTGGTGCCGAAGAACTGGCTGGCCAAACTCGGGCTAACCAAGATCGAGCAAAAAGAGCCGAACGAGATCGATGTCGATGCGATTTCCCCGACGCTCGTGGAGTCCGATGTCGAATCGACCTACACGGGCGAGCGGAAAAAGACGAACAAGAGCATCGGCGACCCCACGGGCGTAACCCTCCAGGGGCAGGAATACGACCCGCGCTACAATTACGTCCGCCGGTACGCTCAGACCATGCCGCTCACCGGCGCAGTGCTGGGCAACGCCGGAACCGAAGTGACCCCGCTTGGAATCGAGTACGACCTTGCGACCACCATTGACCTCACGGCGATTCAAGCAGCGCTCGCCGGCGTGTTCCGATCGTTCCCGGGCCGGTCATCCATCGAAGTTCCGCCTATTCTTTTAGGCATAACGCCAACACCCGCCTTGGGACAAGGGGCTGGAATTGGAATAGGCGCGGGATCGGGATCTGGCAGCGGCTCAGGCTGGATGTGGTCAATTCATCAAAACAATAGCAGCGAGGCGAACGCCAGCGCCATTTACGAATTTGTCCCGCTCTTTAAATACCCCTGGGCAAAGAATATCCGGGTGCAGGATTATTTCCTGTTCATCGTCGGCCCAAACACCACGGATGCGGCTGTGATTGCAGCGCTCCTGCTCCATTTTTCCATTACGGTCAACCTGTGGCCGCTGTGGGATCCAGAACCAGTTCAATTCCTGGCCAAGGGACAGAATATCAGAATCCGGGCAAGCGCAGAAGGGACGGCTGACGCATCTGCTTTTGCGAACGATAGCGGAGCCGGAAGCTCAAGCAGCTCATCAAATACGTCAGAAGAAAGTTTTTCTGTAGAAAACATCTTACGGGTTTACGAGTATCAGCCTAGTATCCATGCGCATATTACCAGCCTTATCGGCCTCGCTTCAACCATCGGCGCAAATGCCACTGCCGCCGTTGGGGTGGGGGGCGGATCGTCGGTTAGTTTATCTCAAACGGCCACGGCACAAGTAAGTATCGACATCCCGGCAACGAACGTAACAACTTGGCCGACCTCCGGTCTCTACCTCTACGATGTGCAATCCGAGAGCAGCGATTACGGGATGATTATGATTCGTGCCCGGGTGCTGGATTTTGCCAACTTCAGATAAATGACGCCCGGAGAACAAGCCTTTCAAGATTCCGCAGCCGCAAGGCTTATGGCGTTCAAACAGCGCCTCGACGCGAAAGAGACGCCATTCGTCGCCTCGTCGCAGTACCAGCCTTCGGTTGTGCGAGAGACGCGGATTATCTCGCCGCTGAGTGTTCGAAGAACGACACAGACTGATCCATCACCAAGGGTTCCGTGGCCAATTATTTCAGGAAACAATCGTCCATGCTGCCTATACCCTGGAGCTTTTGATCCAAGTCTACCAGGACGCTCACCCACAGATTTTCCGGCTACAGTAAAAGTTGTCGGCATCGCTGGTGGACCCGACTCTTCCTTCCCGACATATGGACATAATCTAAACACCGTTCTTACTGCTTACACTGGAAGCTCAAAGTTTTTCGTGGGGCCGGAATACGTGAATTACGTCTATTCAGATACTGGAGACGACTCGGGCACAGTCTTCGTCACTCCAACCGGTGCCGGATGGGGATTATACCTCGATGGGGCAACAAACGATTACGGCCCAGGAACAGTTAGCCTTGATCTTTTTAGCGTAGGGCTTTGCTTGGTTGCAAGCTATTCTACGGCAGTGGTGACTGACCAATTCGACGATACCTACACGGTAAACGGAACGGACACGATCACCAGGGCGGCTGGAGTTGTCGTTGATGTGATGACGATCCCTAGCTGCATGTGGACCGGCCCAAAGTCCGGAGGCGGCATGTGGAAGCTGGATTACGGAAAATCCACGCCCTTCAAATGGCACCTGCACTCTGCGTCCTCAGACGATGACAAGACCTCTCCCCAAAACAAGCCCGATGGCCCTTACGGGACAAACACCATCTCATAAAAAAAGTGGTTTTTTATGGGCTTGCAAAGGCCCGGAAAGCCCTCCAATAGCGGCTTTAATCCCATCTGCTCAACTCTATGAACTTCATCGTCACCAATCTGCGGCAGGAAAACACTCGAACCCTCATTGACGCCCCAAGCGCGCAGGAGGCCATAAAAGCCGCCCAAGCAGGCAAGGGTGTGACAGTCCCCGGAAACGGCAACAGTGACAACTGGACGGCCCAAGCCGCGCAGCCTGCGGAACTGGCGGCGTTCAATCCTCCGGCCTCTGTGGCCTAAGCGCCATGGCAAGCCCCGGGGATCGCGCCCAGCAGCGGAAGGCTGAAATCGACAGCCGCAGAATCTACGCAGAGCCCACGGTGGCTCCGCAAGATGCATCGAGAAATGTGGCTTCCGGGCTGACGGGAGAGGCGAACTGGCGTGCAACATTCGGGCCGAAAGAGCAGCCCGGCCTTGGGCAATGGGGAAAGGGAATCGTCACCTCCTCGCCGACCGGAGCGGAAGACACCGGGGCCGCAGAAGGCCAGCGCATTGCAGGTGAATTCACCACCCCTGGAGCAGCCCCGGCGAGAGTCAGCGCCTACAGCAATCCTGTGGTGAACACCGCGTTCAATCCCGCTCCATTCTCGACGCCAAATTTCGGTCTTGGATTCGGGCAGCACAGCCCCTTTCTTGCGGAACAGAAGACCAGCCAGATTGCAAACTCTGCCCCGGCAAGCAACCTGGGCGCCGCGCCGCCTCCACGACTCAGCGCTTATGGTAAAGTGGGAACCGAACCCGAAGCCAAACCAGACTCAACGCAGCCCGGCATTTTAGATTACGCGGCACGCGCAGGATCATACCTAAATAGCGGCATGCGTGCCTTTCCAAACGCTCTCGTTCAATCCCAAATGCCAGCACTCCGATTCCTAAAGGGGCTATTCACAGGCGGGTAGGAACTTCCCCATGGCCGATCTGCTGCCAGCATACGACCCGAACAGCACCCTCACGCTTGAAGAGCAGCGCGCCAAGCGCCAAGCGGCCATGCAAGGGGATGTGTTGATGAATCTCTCGCGGAACAACGCGGAGGCATCGATTGCGCGTGATACCGCGACCGAGGCTGCGCGTAAGGTTGCAGCCGGCACGATGGCGGGCGACGCGGCGGCATGGACGACAGCCGCCCCATATCAGACTAGCTACGCCAAGACCCCGCAATACGTAAAGCAGCACTTCATCGACAGCTACGGACCTGCCGCGGCGGAAGCTCCGGAAGCATGGAATCAGAGCGTGCGGGAAAACACGGGCAACCCACTCGCGGCGACTGGCGTGCAATCTCTGCCGGGCGATGCGCAATACCAAGTGAACGACAAAGGCGGCGTATCTGTTGAGGGGAACCCCGCTGCGCTGATTCGACCAGACGAAGGGCTGCTGGCCGCAGCCCGCTCCGAGCAAATATCAACCACGGATGATGGCGGTCGGGAACTGACCCGCCCACAGCTTGAGCAGAGAGTGATCGAGGCGCAAAAGCAGGCTGGAGAAATACCACTCGCGAAGCAGGGCGTGCTGAACCGCCAGCTTTCCAAATACACGGCCAGCCGCGAATACACAAACGGCTTCACCGCCGCGACCTCGCTCGGGAATTTCTTCTCTGCCGCCCAGCAGGCCGAGACGAACCCGAATGCGGCCAACAACCTGGCGGCCATTGATAACTTTGTCCGGATTCAGAACCCCGGCGCTACCGTTCGACAAGGGACGCTCGCTATGATTAAGAGCGGGCAGGCCATCCTCCAAAAACTCACCCCGGAATATCTTGCCGGACACTTGGAAGAGGGCCAGTTCCTAACCGATCAATACCTCAAGGACGCGAAGAAAGTTGCGATGGATGAGGCGCAGAACCAAAACGAGGCATTCGAGAAAAGCATCCTCGCGGCCTACACCGGTTCGCTCAAGAAATCCGGCATCCCGACCGATGATTTCCAGAGCCCGTACAAGCCGATCTTGGACAAGCTTGGAAGCCAGGAGCAGACCGACCCCTACGCAGATGCAAGGGCATGGCTGAAGTCGAACCCGAACGATCCGCGCGCCGCCCAGGTCCGAGACGCCATCGCCCGAAAAGAATCGACCCCGTGACATGGCATTTGATCCAGATGCATTCTTGGGCGCGCAAAAGCAGGCAGAAGCGCCAGCGGCGGGATTCGATCCCGATTCGTTTCTGAAGAGCGACCGGCAGCCATTGGTTCAAGCTCCCTCTTTTGACCCCGTTTCCTACTACGGAGAATCCCCGAGCAAAGAGCGGATGGCAACCGCCGTGGCCGTCTCCAAGGAGCGGGCGAACAACGCGACTTTCATGGGAGATGCGGCCAGTTTCGGGAAGGGGCTGGTTGAAGGCATCCCATCGGCAGTAGCTGGGCTGGCAAAGGGCGTGGGCGGGCTCGCCAAAGGCGCGTACGATCAAATTGCAGGAACGCCCGAAGAAGCGGCACGCGACAGAGCCGAGGCGGTAGCAGCGGCACAAGCCGGAGCCGTGCAAGGATTCCACGGCCTCAAGAACGCCCTAACGCTCCCGGCGAGACTGATGCACCCCGACCGCGACTTGAGCGATCAGGAATGGGAAGATCGCATTAATGACCAAGCGGCCTACAACTCGACCCTGAACGAGATCAAAAACGGGGGACTCAAAGGCTGGGCACAGAATCTGGCGCAAAGCCCCGAAGAACTGGCGAAAGCAGGTGTGCCGGTGCGTCCCGAAAACGTGGATCAAATGTCTTTCATTGGCGATCCGCGCACCTATCTCCTCGGCCCTGCGGCGGATGTAGCCGGGCCACTTATCGGACGAGCCATTACCGCGCCCATCCTGAAAACGGCAGCGAAAGCCGTGGGCGGCGTTGCCGAGGCGGCAGAACCAGCTACAGGCACCCTCGGGACACTGGCGGGCCTCGGGTATGCTCTTCACTCTGCATCACCGTTGACCGCTGGCCTCGTGTTTGCTGGGCGCATGGCAGGCAAAGCCGCCCCCGGCCTTGCGAAGATGCTGGGCGAAGCCGGTGAAGAAGCGGCTGGTATCGCTCCTCCTGAAATCCAATCCTTGGGAGCCAAAGCATTCAAGGCCGGTGCCACGGGAGCCGTTACAGGTGGCGTATTGGGACTTCCCTACGCAGCGGGAGCGGATACACCGGAGGAAGCGGGTGCGGCCATTGGCGGCGGTATCGGGCTCGGCGGAGCCATCGGTGCCGCAGGCGGAATCAAAAACGCGCGCGCCATCGACATTGCTGGCAAAGCCGGGGCCCTCGAAAGGGAGGGCGCAGCCAAGACCTACGGCAATGCGTGGGATGCCGTTTCGCAGCAATACATGGCCCAGCTTCCCGCCGAGGCGCAGCGGGCGATCAATGTCTTCAAGGGGCGCTACAACGGGATGCAGACGGCAAACGGCGACCCGGTTGAGATTCATGTGGCGGGCGGCGCGGACTATCAGCGGGCGATGGCGGAAAACCTGCCTGGAAAACAAGGGGCAGACTCGCGCGGCTTCATTTCCAAGGACGGGAACAAGATTTTCCTGAATGCGGACTACGGAAAGGCTCCGGGTGGGGCCTACGAAACGATGTCCCATGAGGCAGGCGGTCACCTCACTGAATTTCTGGCCGACATCAGCCAAAAGCAGGACATTTCAACCCTTCGGGATGCGCTCAAGTCGTCTCTGTACGATTCGACATCGGCAGCGCCAAAGACGGGCTTTCAACGGTTCATCGACACCCAAAAGGCAGCCTTGAAAAAAGGCGGCGCATCGCCCCAGCTTCTCAGCAGCCTCGACAACGGCTACTTCGAGCGGGAATTCCTGGCGCAAACGGCTGTCAAGATTTTGCAGGGCCAGAACATCGCGGAATTCAGCCTCCCGCCGTCCATAAAGGCGAGGATCATGACCGGCGCCCGCCGCTGGATGCGCAGCCAAGGCGTTATGCCCGAGCGCGGGGCCGACATCGGCTTCGGCGGCAAAGAAATCAGCGAGATTACGGACCAGATGCGGAACATCCTGTATAAACAGGGTGCGCAGAGCGAAGCCTTGCGGACAGATCGAGCCAAGAACGGCGAGCCCCCGGCGAAGATCGGAGCGCGCATGCGGCAACTGGAGCGCATTCTGGCCCAGCCGCCGACCGCCAGCAGCACGACCGAAGAAGCCAAGACGTTCCAGGACGCGCAGAAGGAATACGAGAAGCTGAAGGCCCTCACGGCCCCCTCGACATTCCCAGCCGCCGGTCCCGCACCGGTTTCGCCCGGCGCTCCGCATGCGCCCGCACCTGCCGTGCCAGCCGCCGGACCCGCGCCAGACACGCAAACCCTGATGGCACGCTCCGATGCGCTCGACGCTCTCCGCAGCAAGGCGCTTCAGGGCGTGGTGCCGAAGGAGCAGCACGAGGCGCGAGTGGACGCAGCGATTACCGCCGCGCAACAGGCTGGAATTCCCATCACAGCGGACAATCTTTTGACCCACGCCACTACCGGGCGGTTTCAGGACGCGAAACCAACGATTTCGCCTCCCGCTGGCGAGAAAGCGAAGTTCACCGACGAAAGCGGCACGCCAAGAATCGTGACCGGAGTATCCGATCAGGCACCGCGCGTGGGCGACATCGTGGCGACAAGGGATGGCGAGATTCGCCGGGTCACATCCGCCCTGGGCGGGACTATCGACACGGCCCGCCCCATCGACCCGTTGAACGCCCGTGGCACGAAAACCCACAAGGCAGGGGATTACATCGTCCTCAATCACGACTACGACCAGACCACCCCCGCGGCACCAGCGGCCAAGCCATCCTTCACCATCGAGCAAAAGAACGGCGTATGGAACGTGGTGAACGAAAAGGGAGAAGTGATAAAGGGCGGGCTCGCCGATGAGGCGGCCGCCCGGCGCTCCATGGGACAACTTCTGCGCGTCAAAAAGAGTATCCCGGGTATTCCAGAGCACCCAGCAGGCGCACACGACTCTATCGCGGCCATCAACGACTTGGGCGGGATACTTTCTAAAGGACGAGCGCCAGCCAACGTCAGCGGCAGCTACGACGACCAGCCGCAGATCATGAAGTCCGGGATTTACAACCGGCTCATGAGCGACAACGCGGATCATACACCGGATGAAGTGGCGCGACTGCTCGACGCCGAGGGGATTGGCGACGGCACGGTATCGGGGCTGTGGCAAACCATCGAACGCGACATCAAGTCCCGACAAAGCCTTCGGGCACAGATGGACGCCGAACAGCGCCGCCAAAGAATCAATCCAAATGAACCGATCCCGACAGTTCCGGCGCAGCCAGCTACGCCAGTTGAAAGCGGTGGAGTGGCTGTGGCTGCACCGGCTGCCGAAAACATTCCAGCCCAAACTAATCCGAACCCAGGGCTATCCGAGGCCCTAAACACTGCCGCCGATGAAGCGGAGCGGACCATGCGCGCTTCGCCCGAGTTCGCGCGTCTCAAGGGTGGCACGAAAAACACGAAGGAACAGCGCCAGGCCCAAGAGATTGCCCGTGCACGACTGGATGCGATGGCCAAGGCACACGCTGGCACGGTTCCGGCTAACTCAAGCCTCGTGACGCTCAAAACCGACCGCTTTAATCGCACAGGCATCTACGGGCAGACGATCAATACGAGCGATCCTTTCCACCAGGAGCTTTTGAACCGGGCTGGCTACGGTCCCGCCGATATTCAGCGGCTGGCCGAGATCCAGAAGAATCTCGGGCGCCCCATCGGGATCGAGTACCTCTCCGCACCGGAAACCCCGGGCGCAAAGGCTGAATTCGAAGGGCTGGACGCTCGCCAGCAGATCGCGGAACTGCGGCGGCGTGCCCAGGCTCAATCGACCGCCCAGGACCGGGCGGCAGGTGACAGCGCCGTACGGCGGGTAGCCAAATCCATCGTGCCCGAGGAGATTGTGTTCAACCCGGAGAGCAACAGCTTTTCCGTGCGCGGATTCTCCCCCGACAAATTCTTTTCCAACGTCAAAAAGGCGCTCCCCTGGCTCAAGGCGCATGGGATCGACTCTTACTCCGGAGTGAACGATCCACAGTTGATTACCGACCTGAACGGCATCGCCGAGAATCACGCCTACGGCTGGCGCGGCAAAGGCGATGCGCCCGTGACCGGCACCCCATACTACCCGACGAAGCCGACTGAGGGCTACAAACCCTACACGGGAGGAGATAACCCGGAGACGTGGAAAGACCGCTTCGACGTGCTGAACGCGATGATAGGCGACACCACGGCCTACGATTTGAATGACAAGGGTGATCCAAAAAAGGGGAACCCGAAAGACGCGGAGGCGCGCAAGGCCAAGCAGGTGCTAGCCCGGCTTAACAGCCCATTCTTCGACCCCGATACCGGCGAGGTGAACCGCGTACGCGAGATGATTCGCAAATCCGGCGACTTCAAATTCTCCGAGGCATCGGGATTCGAGCATGACGGGCCGAACGTGCTGGAAACGGCGCGGGAGACGCTGAAGCCCGACTTGATCGAGCGGGTGGGACCGCCCGACATCAAGAACGAGCACACCCTGCGACCATCTGGATTGCAGGACGGCGTGGTGGCGAAGATTGAGGACGTGCCGCGTTCAGATTTTACCGCCGCCGGATTCATGCCAGTAGAACACGAGGCCCAGGACTCCGAAGTGGATTCGCTCGGCTTCTATTCAAAGCTCCGCAACGTCATCGCATCGAAGGTTCCAAACCGCGCCCAACCCGCGCAGATTATGGCGACCCTTCGCAGCGCGGGCGTGAAGCAGGAGGAGATGGATTCGACGGGCTTACCCGAATGGCTGAAGTCACAGGGTGGCCCCGTGACCAAGCAGGAGATTCAGGACTTTGTGAAGGGCGGCGGGGTACAGTTGCATGAGGTGCAAAAGGGTGGAGTAAAGCCAAAGGCAAGCGCTCCGTTGAGTGCGTGGATGCAGCAATACAACTCCGATCCACAGACAACGGGTGACTGGATGAAGCAATCGGCGCGGCTCGAAAAAGTTGGCCAGCAATGGCAGGCGGGAGGAAATACCGCCAAGGCAAATCAGTTTTTTGACCTTGCCGAAGAGTCCAATCGACTCGCCGAAGACCTTGAGACGCCATCTGGCGGAAGCGGCGTAACCAAGTTCTCCCAATACGTCCTTCCCGGTGGCTCCAATTACAAGGAAGTGCTGTTGACGCTGCCGGAGAAGTCGAACCAGCCGCAAGCGGAGCGATTGAAATTCGCGGCAGAAATGACGAAGAAATACGGCACCGATGGGTTTTATCCCAAGCTGACTGACGCCGAAAAAGCCCGGTTCAATGCGATCTCGGATACGGCGCAATCCGTCAACTTCAAATCCTCCCATTGGGACGAGCCCAACGTACTCGCCCACATCCGCCAAGCCGACCACACCGACACCGAAGGCAACAAGGTTCGATTGATTGAGGAGATTCAATCCGACTGGCACCAGAAGGGGCGGAAGGAAGGGTATAGACCAGAAAAGGAAAAACAGCTTTCGGATATGGTATCCGAACGGGATGAATTGTCCCAGCGGATGGCCTCTTTGGAAAAAAACAGCCAAGAGTACATTAATCTTTGGGAGAAAAGATCAGATATTCAATCCAAGATAAACGATCTCGGAAACGGCTCCGTGGGCGTACCCGACGCACCATTCAAAAAGACATGGGCCGAACTCGCCTTTAAGCGCGCCCTCCGCATGGCTGTTGACGATGGGGTAAACAAGATCGCGTGGACTCCCGGGCAAATCCAATCCGAGCGCTACTCACTGGAGAAGCACGTCAGCGACATCTACGCGAAACCGACCGACGGAAAATTCGACCTCACGGTCAACGCCAAAGACGGAACCACGATTTACGACACCGCGCGCACTGGACCCGTGGAAGCAAGCAAGCTCTCTGACCTTGTAGGTAAAGAGATGGCTCAAAAGATCGTCGAGCAAAAGGGCGAGCACACATACTCCGGCCTCGAATTGAAAGTGGGAGGCTCCGGCATGAAGGGCTTCTACGACCAGATTCTCCCCAGCTTCGTCTCTAAGTACGTGAAGCCGATGGGAGGCAAGGTGGAGACGACGCAACTTCAGACGGGCGCTCCGTCACCCAGCCAACCCGGGATTGACGAAGATGGAAATTCGACGCTCCACACCACCGTCCACTCCGTCACCATCACCCCACAGATGCGCGAGGCGATACAGAAGGGCCAAGCGCAATTCATGCCGAACGAGGGACCGCCGACCGGGCTAGATTCCTCCTTGCCGCACCCGCTCCGACTCGCCGCCAAAGCCATCGGGCTCATTGACGGACGCTCATGGGGAGACGCCCGCCAGTTCACCGCGCCCGAGAACGAGAAGCATAAGGCGTTCACCTTTTACCTAATGAACGGCGAGGGGCCGTCGAAGCTGCGCGAACGGTACGAGGAGAAGGCGGACCAGTTTGCAAAAGACGGCCAACCATTGCCCGCCGCTCCCAAAGCTCCACAAGCCCCATCCGCACCGACCGCGCCACCCGTGGCCGACACTCGCCGCTTTAGTGCCCTTCAATTCGCATGAACCTGAAATCAAAGACGGTACTGGTGTACGACCAGGGGGCCTATATTCACATTTGCTCGGCACTCGTGGGTCACTTCGATCGGGTACTCCTCTACGTCCCGTACCAAGAGCAATGGCCCGGCAGCTACCGAATGCTCATCGGGACCGGCATCCCCGGAGTCGAAAGAATCTGCCCGCTGCTGCCCGGCAAAAATAAGGGGCTGGACTTCTGGGACGTGGTGAAGGACGTGGACCTGTTCATCTTCCCCGGTGCTGGCAGTGGGGATATTCAGGAGGAACTTCGCCGGCAAGGGAAACGAGTCTGGGGTTCGGGCCACGGTGACGACCTTGAGCTTTTCCGGTTCGAGACGAAGGAACTGCTGAAAAGCTTGGGCATCGAGCAGGCCGGTTACGAGAAAGTGATCGGCACCGAGGCGCTGAAAGCCCGGCTCAAGAACGAGAGCGGCACGAAACACATCAAACTCTCTGGCGGCCGAGGCGACCAGGAAACCTTTCACCACGAAGGCGATTACCGGGTAACGGAGGGCGTGATCCAAAACCTTGAAGGCCGTTTTGGGGTGAACCTGCTCAGGAAATACGAGTTCACCGTCGAAGACGACATTCCGGACGCCATCGAGATCGGTTCCGATCAATATTGCATCGATGGACAATGGCCCCCGGAAATCACGGTCGGGAACGAGATTAAAGACTGTGGCTTCTGGTTGACCGTCATGGCGCTGAAGGATGCGCCGCCGCAAGTCACGCGACTCATGCACGCGCTGGCGCCCCATCTGAAAAAGTACGGCTACAGGAACTTCTTCTCCACCGAAACGCGGGTGCCGAAGAAGGACCCTTCGAAATCGTACCCGATTGATCTTACGGCCAGGATCGCCAGCCCTCCAGGTGAAACGATGATGCAAATGGCGTCGAACTGGCCGGAGATTTTCTGGTACGGCGCGGAAGGCATCATGGTCCCGATGAAGTTCGTGGCCAAGTTCGGCATCCAAGCCATGATTTCCTCCGAATGGGCGGGCGACGATTTGCAGGCCATCTACTTTCCGAAGGAACTGGAGCCGTGGGTTAAACTGCGCAATTCCTGCATGGCCGATGGCATCCACTACGTCATTCCCCAGCCGAACAAGATGCACGACATCGGGTACGTCGTGGCGGTGGACGACGATCCTCTCAAAATGGTCAAAGACCTGAAGGAGCGCGCCAGCCAGATCAAAGGCCAGAGCATCAAAATCAATATCGACAAAATCCCCGAGGCGCTTGCCACGGCGCACGAGGGGGAGAAAATGGGCATCAAATTCGGGAGCGCAAAACTTCCCGAGGTTGCCGAAGTGGCGAAAATCGTGAGAGGATAGGAAAATTATGAGCGATCAAACCGAACAGAAGAAACTCACCCCCGAGGAATTGAAGGACATCTGCCTGCAACTGAAAATCCCCGAAACCGGCCACATCGAGACGGATAACCTTATCCGCCGCGCCCGATTTTTGGATCTGATGCAAGCCTCGCTTGGTCCACTCATACCGAAACTCAAGACTGTGGAAGGCTCCCCTCAAGGGCTTGACCCCGACCTGTGCCACAATCTCACGGCCCTGGCCGAGGAATACGCCCACGACCTTTTGCCGAGGAAATAATGAGCGCAGACCGCGATGATCTTGCGGGGCAGAACCCGGCGGCATGGGCGGCTATGAAAAGGCAGGAGGCCAAGGCTTTTCGCCGAATCATCATCGAGGTAATCCCTCACACGGAACAGCGCCTTGGACAGCCCGGGGATTGGTACACAGCGGCAGACGGGACGCGAGTGGTTCGAGTGAGCGACCTTGGAGACTGGCGTTTCAACTACCTTCTCGCCCGGCACGAGATGGATGAGATGATGCTTTGTCAGCATGCCGGTATTTCCGTGGAGGCTGTGGACGGCTACGATTCCCGACCGGAGGCCAAGGATGACGATCCGGACAGCTTCTCCGGATACCCGGGCGCACCGTATCAGGAGCAGCACAATGACGCGATGGCTGCGGAATGGGTAATGTCCCGGCTCCTGAATGTGGCCTGGCAGAAATACGGGGAGGCGTTCGAGAAACTGTGGCAGCGCAGGCCCGTGAAGCTGACGGAAGCGCCTCCTCGCAAAATGGTGGCCGATCAGGACAAAGGATAGCCCGAAATCTTTCCTGTTTTTTAAGCTTGTCACGGCGGACACAAAGTCCTAATCGCCGCCCCCATGACCGGCAATACTGGAAATCCCTTTATCTACGAGTGGGCTGGCAACCCGACCAACGCCAACATTAAGGCGCTGAATCCTCCCCAGGGAGCCCTCGTAATCGACACCACAACCGGCAACTGGTATCGAAAAACCAGCGCCGGGAACAACAGCGGCTACGCTCTGGTGAGCGATTCAAGCACCGCCATCATCGACCCCACCACGGGCTACGGCTACCAAATCACCATCAGCGGCGGCCAAATCGCAGCCACCCGCGTTTCCTAATTCCATGAAAACACTCCTCATTCTTCTCGCAGCCTGCCTCTTTGCGGCTCCTGTATTTGCTCAACAGATCGGCGGCAAGATTCCAACGGAATTCATCGTCTCCGGCACCACCTCCCTTACCGGCACAGCGGGAACGATCGTTCCGATCTACACGCTACCGGCCAACGCTGGAAGCTACGTCCTCACCCGCTGCGACGTGGCGACAACCGCCGCTTCTGGAGGGACCGCAGGTGCCACCGTGGCCATCGTGTGCACCTCGGGTACTCTGAGCACCACCGGCACGACCTCGTTCAGTTCCAATACTTACGCTACAGTCCCGGTGCTCAATCCTGGAACCATCGTCGTCACGGGCACGACCGGCCAGACGCTTACGATGAAAATCCTCACCTCGGGCACGGCTTCGATCCTCAACGGAGAAGTCACACTCAAGGGGTATTACCTGCCCTAAATGGGATTCCCGGACTCCATTCACCTCGGTTCCGTCTCGATTATCGGGAAGGCACCGGACGGTTCTGCGGTTCCACTGGCGCTCAACGCGGACGGCGGGATCAATTCATCCACCGTAACGCAGAACGCCGTGGGCGTGGGGGCGAGTGCGAGCGGCACGATACCGGCTGGCGCCAAGGGATGGTCATTCAAACTCTTGACCGGCACGGGGACCTTTGGCGGGATTGCCATATCCGGCTCCTTTGCCGACTCTGATCCTGGAGTGCTGGCTGCTGCTATCGCGTACACGACTGCCGCGGGCTCCAGTGCCTACGTTCGCTACGGAACCTAAAATCCATGAAGGGGAACACTGGCAACGTCTACATTTACGAATGGGACGGGAATCCCACGAATGTCCAGATCGAGGCGTTGAATCCTCCGATTGGCGCCAAGGTAATTGATAGCATGACCGGGAATTGGTATCGGAAAACCTCACCTCTGAATGACAATTCTGGGTACGAGTTGATCGCAAACGGATCGTCCATAGGAATTTTTTACATCGGTCGGCATTCCCGATTTGTGCCAACCGGCACGGGCGTACGCCTTGAAACCTCGCCTGATGGCGTGACCTTTACCCCGCAGCAATCATGGCCTTAAAACGACTTCTTTTATTTCTCGTGCTCCTGATTGCCTGCGCATCGGCCTGGGGCAACACCACGATCTTGAGCGGCTCCGGTTCGGTTGTGCTCTCGGCGTCGGGTAGCGCGTTACAGGCGAATGGCCTGCCGGTCCAGACCGGGAGCAACACCTTCGATCCGCGCCTGACCGGCACCGGCGTGGCCGCGACTGGGGCCGGCGGCACGATCTTTTACACGAACGGAGTGCTGCCTGGGGCCCAGGTATCAGGCACCGTCCCAGCAGCCACGGCGAGCGGCAGTGCGACCGTCTCCGGCTCGGCAGCGCAGAGCGGCACGGCTGGGTACGCGGTGACGAGCGGCAGCGCGGCAACCAGTGGCACGGCAGCAACGGCTAGCGCCCTCTCCGGAACGAACGGCGCGGTGGCGGCGACGGTAACGGGCTCGAACGTC